GGAGTATTTGTTGACGTACCACTTCCGTATATCAGCAAAGGAGTGTATCCGGATTGGCTCATGGTAATGTCTCCATAAATGTTGTTAGTGCTGATCCAGTAATAGGATTACCTTCAGCATCGTTTAATTGGACACCGTTTTGAATGTCTTTTTTGAAGTTTGCATAGTCTGTATTGTCTGGTGCAAATGGGATGCAAGCAGTATCTGTACTTCTTGTAACAGATAAAATTTTGGGAAACATTTCAGTTGTTGATTGCAATTGATACATTTTATAACTCCGAGGATGCCGCTAAATAACCGCTAGTAGTATTGTTAATATAAAGAATTGCGGCATAACCAACAGTACTTGCTGTTAAAGAATTATATTGAATCATTGCTGAATCTGTACCTGTATAAGTAAGATTTGGTGATCCTACGCTAGTAGATGCAGAACCACTTGCAAGCAACAAAGTATTTCCAACAAAAGTTGGCGCAGATCTCATAGTAACTGGATATTTTAAATATAACTGAGCATTTGCACTTGCAAAATAATGTCCTGCCGCAACTCCTGCATAATTTCCGCCCGTTCCGCCTAGCACCATAATTTGCCAATAATATCTTTGACACAAAGTTAGTTCAGTAGTAATGGGGCGGTAATCAAAAGATGTTGCTTGCGTTCCTTTTTCTAATTGCACACCAGTTACATAAAAAGTAGCTCCGCTTGTTGAAATCCAAGCAGTCTGTCCAGTTGCTCCAATGTAACTTCCTGATGTCCAAGAACCTGCCGCAGTTAGATTAGAAGAACCCGCACTCAAGCAAAAATCAAGATATAAACCAACTCCGTTTGTTCCTCCTACCCATGTTCCAGTTGTTGGACCAGGAATCGTTGCGCTAATCTGCGTCCATGTATTGGCTACAGGTATTGAGTAAGAAAAAGCATAGCTTAGTGTTGTTGCACTATTTCTTATTGCTCCACTAAATGTCCCAGTCACACTTGAATAAACCCATGCCGATACTGTTACCGTTTGTGCATTAGCAGTACCCCAATTAAAATCAGATGTGGTAAAACCTTCTATCGGTTGTTGAATAATAAAATAATCACCAGAGGAAGGAGTTTCTGTAGCTGTTACTGTTAGCAACATACTTGAACTAAATCCTGCGGGGGCAGTACTTGACAACTGATACGACCAAGTTCCTGAGCCTGACTTATACAAAGCCCATCTATCGGCAGAATAACCAGAAGGAGCGGGACTTTGAACTGCGCCAGAATATCTTTGATCAATTTGCATCTGACCGTTCATTACACGGTTCTTAAAGCCATAGTACTGCGCTGTCGTTTGGAGCATCCCACTTGGGACTTGTGTCAAGCTCATGCTAATCCTTCAAGAAAGGTTTTAATCTGATCTGCCGTCATAGGGTTGCCTTCAGCATCACTTAGTGCTACGCCATTGGCTAGGTCTGCTTTGAAGCGTTGGTAGTCGGTGTTGTCTGTAACGTATGGGACTGATGTTTCTGAGCCGTCAGCGTTTGCTCTCGAAACCGCAGTTGCAGGACCTGTAGATAAAGGAAAATATAGTTTATACATTTTAAAGCTCCGCACTCATTGCAAGATATGCTGTAGGATCTGAACTTGCTGTCCAGTATGATGAATACCCTGGAGTACCACCAGAACCGCCAGTCCAACCTATTTGAATTAGATCCGGTCCAGACTGATTATTATCAACTTGAAATGTACCTGCAGTTCCATAACTTACACGCCAATTGCCGTTTTTAGTTGCAGAAGGAATAGTTCGCATTGTCACTTTTAAATTGACTGGACCCCACGCAATAGCCGTTGCTTCAAAAGTCAGGATTGTAAAAACTTGGTAGTTGTATGTTCCAGAATATATCTTCCAATAATACCTTTGACATAGTTGCAATTCATTTGTGTACTGTCTATATTCAAATGGAGTAGCTGTACTTCCTGCTTCTAGTTGTACTCCTGTGAAATAAAAGGTAGCCCCAGATGTGCCAACTACGCTAACTGCTCCTGTGGCTGACGTATAAAAAGCACTAGCCCATGAACCTGCGGATCCGCTTTGAGAAGTTCCTGCGCCTAATGAGAAATAAATACGCATACCAACACCATTGGTAGCCCCAACCCAAGTACCCGAAGTAGGTCCTGCAATAGTAATGCTTATTTGAGTCCAAGTATTTGCTACTGGAATTGAATAGCTAAACGGATATGAATAGGAAGTTCCGCTATTAACAATAGCACCCCCAAATGTGCCTGTTAATGAGGACTGAACCCAAAACGATAGCGTTACTGCTTTAGCAGTAGCAGTTCCCCACCCTAAGTCTGCGGTATTAAAACCTTCAATAAATTGATTTATAGAAAAATAATCTGATGAAGATACAGAATATGCAGATGAAGATGTGGCTAATATACTATTTGTAAACCCTGTTGGTGCGGTAGATGATTGCGATACAGTATATTTGCTTGCTTGTGTAGATGTTAAAGCCCATCTATCTAAGCTGTATGTTGCATCAACCGCAGTCCCACTAAAACCACGCTGATTTATAACCATCGCACCGTTAATAATACGGTTACGCATTGTTGGGTTTGAAGAGCCGTACTGGGCTACTGATACTGCGTTTGTCATTATCTGATCTCCATAAGTGTCATACAAGAAGTCAAATTACCTTCTCCAAAAAAAGCAGTACCAGAAGACCCGATTCTGAATTGAGCTGTATATGTTAATGAAGATGTAGATGATGGACTATCTAAATAAGACATACTTAATGGCATGTCAACTTGTGATCCTAAACCATCAATAACCAAACCATTGCTACCACCTAAATTTGTACTACCTCTGTAAATTGTGTAAAAACTTGACTGCCCAGTAGATGCACCAGAAACACTATTTACAATTACAAGTATTTTGCTTGTTGAAAATTGCGGGGTAATGCTTGCAGATAAGTTTGTTGTTACAAAAGATGTTGAGGTTGTTGATTGATTTCCAGATAATGTTGATCCAACAACTTGAATTACACTACCAGTAGGCTGTTGTACCGCAGTTAATATTTGACTTTGAACCAGATTAGAACCGCTTACACTACCCGCAGTATTCGGTATAGCATTAAGCACAGAGCTAACCAGGAAGCTCTCGACTATTACCGTATCTCCAGATGCCGCTCCACTTGCCAGTACTACCGTTGTTCCGTTAGATGCCGTGTAGTCAGATGTAGGGGTTAGCAGTACACCGTTTCTGTATACGTTAATAAACCCAACTGTATAACTAGGAGGCGTAAAGGTTGTCTGTGATGCAGTTGCAGTAAAGGTTGTTACTGTTCTGTATGCAGTTGTTGTTACTCCAGATGCAGGGATACCTAGGTACCTTGCAGAGATATTACCCGTACCCGTTGGGGGTGCTTGGGTGAATGTAAGGGTTGTGCCAACTACAGAATATGTATCAGGAGACTGAAGTACGCCACTAACCGCCACCAGTACCGAGGCAGTATTGGCGGGGGCAACAGACATGGTAAATACTGTAGTCGAGTTATTCCCGCTGAACGTATCAACTAGAAATGCTGACTGGATTAAAGGATTTCCAATGTACATTTATTTCCCCGTTGCCTGAAGTTGTTCTTCAGTTGGTTGTGGATTACTGTTTGTCCATGACTTTATGTAATCACCTTTACCATCACTATCGTTTTGCAAATGAATTGTTCCCTTGATTGGGTCAAAGTCTACTTCAGTAAGTGTTGGGTAAATTGTCATTATTTGATCAATTAAAGCCATCATATACTCCGAATAAATGAGCCATTAAACCCTGTGGCAGTTACACCGTTAGCAAGGTTTTGACCTGTTGAAAGATAAATAAATGCTTCAACATAATCAGTAGAACCATTAAACTTCATAACCATACTGTTCATTGAAGAACCTACGTTTGCACTTCCAGAATCCATACCATAATAGTAAGTAGATCCATTTTGAATTAAAGCAGTAATAACTCTACAAGGAGTAGAAACGCCACAAAAAACATTTAGTTGATAATACCCTGGAATGGTAGGAGTAAATCTATAAGTTGACGCATTAAAGTTTGAGTTGGTATCAAAAGCTACTGTGTTAAATTGTATTTTTGTAAATGTAGTAGCTGAAACACTTTGAGTTGTTCCTGAACTTATTGACGTTTGAAAAGCAGGACCACCAGTAATAGTATCCCAAGCACTACCGTTGTAAACTTCCATTCCACCATAAGTGGTGTTATACCCAATTTGCCCAACAAAAGGAGAGCTAGGTCTACCCGCAGTAGTCCAATTGGTTTGTGTTAAACCATATGAATCAATCGTGCTTAGTGGCATCTTCTACCTCTTTTTGTTGTTCTTGCACTTCTCTAGTAATAGCATCTATGAGTTGTCTAACTTCCCTGTGAGGTTGGTTATCTAGATACTGCATGAGTCCGTTGAATACCTGTGCTGAGAGTTTGATTTCGTTCATTATGCTACCTTTGCTTCTAGAGCGGTTACTTTTGCGGATAGTTCTTGAATTGATTTAATTAAAACTGCAGTTAGTTTATCGTAGTTAACATAATCAGCTAATCCATCTTTATTTTTACCAACTACTTCAGGAATTACGTTTATCATTTCTTCTGCAATTACACCAATATCAGCAACCTTGTCGGAGATATGATCAAAATTAACAGCTCTCATTTTTAATACATCAGCTAAACCGTATTTAATATCTTGTACATTTTCTTTATACCTAAGTGAAGATGTACTGTATGAGACTAATCCTGTTGAGGTATTAAAAACCATTGTTGAACCAGAACCAGAATTTAATCCGTTGGTTATATAAAAATTACCTGGCAAACATCTGATTTCAAATGGTACGTTTGCGCCATTTGTATTATTAATAAAATTAAAACACAAAGCTCCTGATATAGAACCAGTAGATGCGCCCATAGATAAATTAATATTATTAGCCGCCCTTATTGCAAATTTTCCACTTGCAGGATCGCTTGTTGAACCAACAAACAAATTACCACTATTATCTAGTGTCATTGCTTGGGTAAATGTTATTGAAGTACCCGCTGTTCCAGATGGCGCTATTTGCCAACTATGAGAACCATTGCCTTCAGCTTGGCTATAAGTTGTTGCATAATGCGATGTTATATATATCCAATTAGAACCATTCCAATAACAATTCCCCGCCAAATACCCACCATAAGTTATGTCTCCTTTTGTTAAAGAAAACCCATTTGGCAATTCAATGGTTTTTGTACTAGATAAACTAGGTGTAACTCCTACACCTACGTTTTGGGCTGTATCAATAGTTACCGCAGTAGTACCGTTATTAGTTTGAAGTAATAAGTTAGTAGATGCGGCACTTGTTATCGTATTGGTTGTTGTTGTTCCACTAAGCGTTAAATTGCTTTGTAGTTGTAATGTTCCAACCGTACCCGCTGAAGGCTGAATAACCTGAGTTATTAAGCTTGTGTACTCAACCCAGATGTTATTTGTTCCGCTTGGGGGCGCAGAGGCAAACGTAATTGTGTTACCAGATACTGTGTACGCTGATCCAGGATTCTGATCTACATTAGCTACATTAACAATCATCTGGTATGTGGACGCAACTGGGCGAGACAGCGTAAACGCAGTCGTACTTGCATTACCGCTGAAGAAATCTACCTGCGGTGTAAACCCTTGGGTTATGACGGTGTTGCCAATGTACATATTAGGTTATCTGTAAAACGGATAAAACAGCATCCATAGAACTTGCAGTTCCAGAGACAACGGTGAAAGCATCGCCAGTGTTGAGAACCACTTTACCATCCCCACCAAACAGCGCCAAAGATCCACCTACTGGGATAGTCGCACTATTGACCAGGTAATAGTTGGTAGCTGAAGCCGTGATGTATACGCTTGCTGTAATCGGGCTAGATGTGGTGTTAGCCAATGTCAGTCCAATCGCTGTGGTCTGCGTTGCAGATGCGGCAGTAACTAAAACTACGGGAGTAGTTCCTACTGACTTTGAGACGTACCGTGTAAACAGATTAGCCATTATTCATTCCTTTTTATTCATCCAAGCGCTATGGACATCGCAACCGCAGTTCCCGCAGGATCGACTTGAAGATTTGTCTGTGCCCCAGAGATTGTAGTTGCTCCTGTACCTCCGTTGGCTACTGCCAGTGTTCCAGCAACTGTAACAGCTCCTGTTGTTCCTGTGGACGGCGTAAGACCCGTTGTACCAAAACTAATGGATGTTACCGCGCTACTGGACAATGATGTCCATGTTGGAGGAGCAGATGAACCAGCAGAAGTTAATACTTGACCAGATGTTCCAAATCCACTTGTTCCCGTTGTTGCCGCGCTTGTGCCTAGATTTGTTGATAATCCAATCGCACCAGATGCGTTAATAACGTGGGCAGAAGCTCCTGTTGATCCCCATGCAAAATACAACTTGTATCCATTACCAGATCCAACTGTAATGTCGCCATCGTGACCAGAGAAATAAATACCGTTATTAATTGAGTAAAAATCAGCAAAAGTACCACTAGCGGTGTAGCCAGATGAGTTCATACCAAACTCACCGTAATAGCTTGAATCCGTACCTAAATCGTTACTCAGGACGTAGTTTGTTGAAGCATTAGAAGTATTTGATTTGTTCTGGATAACCGTCTGTAGGTAGCTATTTGCTACGTTTGCACCAGAAGTAAATCCTGAATTACTTGCGTTAAATGTTAAATTTGGTGTTGAATTTGTAGTTGATGTAACGCTTAATACGGGTGTTGTTAAAACTGTACCGCTAAAAGTAAATCCAGAACTTGAGGCATATGCACCGGTTCCGTTGCCGTAAGGAATATATCCTGCGGTTAATGTAGTCAGTCCTGTACCGCCATTTGATACGGCCAATGTTCCTGCTACCGTAATCGCGCCAGATGTAGCGCTAGAAGGTGTAAGACCAGTCGTTCCGAAGCTGATTGTCGTTACAGCAGAACTAGATAACGTAGACCACTGAGGAGCTGTGCCTCCTGGATTAACTGTTAAGACTTGTCCAGCACTACCAATCGGTAACGGTACAAAAGCACTTGTTGCGGCGCCGTATACCAAAGCACCTGTTGCAAGCGTTGTAAGCCCCGTACCACCGCTTGATACGCCTAAATTCTGTGTCCACTGGGGTGCTGAGCCAGACGAAGTTAAGATATATCCAGCTCCACCAATACCCAGTCTTGTGCCTGCACCGCTTGCTCCACCGTACAGCAGATCTCCAGCAGTTGTTAGAGGTGATAGGTTATTAAACGCTGTACTGGCCGTTGTAGCCCCTGTACCGCCGCTTGTAATTGGTAAAGCCGTACCAGATAGGCTCAGCGTAAACGTGCCAGAACTTGTGATTGATGATGGGCTGACCGACAAGAATGACGGCACAACCATACCAATTGACGTTACGGTTCCTGAAGATCCGTTAGAGGCCGAAGTAATCTGTCCTTGAGCATTAACAGTAATGTTGGCGTTTGTATAACTACCAGCAGATACCGCTGTATTTGCTAATGAAATTGTTCCTGTAGAAGTGATAGGACCGCCTGTCAGGCCAGTTCCAGTTGCTATCGATGTAACACCACCACCTACCGAAATAGAGCCCCATGCGCCGTTTGCATAGCCCTCAAACACCGCTAAATCAGTGTTGTATCGGAAAGCTCCGTTAGATCCTGAACGCTGTGCGGTTGTTCCTTTTGGAACTGTTATGGCCGCTGTACCAGGAATAACTGGGTTAGACGCCAACGCAATCGTTGGATTACCAGTTGATCCATCTGCATTTGTTACCGTAGTCTGGTTGGATGTGCCTGCAATAGACAACACATTAATTGATCCACCAGTTACGCCTACTAATCCAGTTGAAGCAGATAAAGATTGGAAGTTAGCTAAGAAAGATCCAAGGCTAATCGTAGGATTACCAGATACACCGTTTGCATTACTAACGCTTAAACCAGTGCCTGTAGCGATTGAAATCGATGCAAGCGTGTTAATGTCTGTCTTGACCTGAATGCCTGTGCTAGACGTGTCTAAGCTTTGCGCGGCACCTGTCAGATTGATCTGAAGCGTTCCCTGGGCTCCGTTGTCAGTCAAAGACAATCCAGAACCAGTTGCTAAGTAACGTGAATTAGCAAGGGAGTTTTGCTGACCAACAGTCAAAAACGTTTGTGTTTGCGTCGGTTGAGTTGCAATATTACCGGTCGTCGTCTGAACTGTTACGCCGTTTTGAACAATAGGTACAAGTTCAGATCCAGTTATGGCACCTGCTTGTGGGAGTTGGGTGATGGTTATATTTGCCATTTATTGCCCTGGTGATGGACTCAAAGTATCTAGATTTCCGTTGTTGTGAGGTGTCTGAGTATTTTGTTCTGGTGACAAATCTAACTGGTTGTTTCCAGTTGTAATTATCGCATCAGGCTGTACTGCAACGTCAACATCCGGCCTAGGAAATCTTAAATTAATACGCTCTGTCTTGCGTGCAGGCAAACGGTACGGATCTTTCTCATCCGCACAGTTTTGCTGGCATACACGCAGGCCAGGAAAATTGGGATCAGGCATCTGCTCGACAATCGGTCTTTTCATTTTGCATCTGTCGCAAATGAAAATTGCAATTACTGCATTGCCTTCGGTGTTGAGGAAGCGTGGCATTAGACAGTCCTACCTTGTGCCGCCAGCGTGGCGCGACGAGCGGCAACACGCTTGGCAATTTGTTGGGGGGTCTGCTTGCGTCCTTTTCCGGCCTTGCCGCCTTTGCTGAAAAAATCTTCCGGCATTGGTTTTTTTTTGCCAATAAGCCAAGGGGTGGGTCGCGGAATTCCTTTTAATGGGCTGACATAGTCGGGGCCGCGAGATTTGCTAATGGGCGGCTTATGCCCTCCAATTGCAATGTTCCAACCAATTCCCTCAGAGGCTCTGATTTTGGACTCAAGTTCGTAGCAGTAATCTTCGGACGCAATAACCAAAATTTCTTTGATCAAATTGTCCCAGCCATGTTTTGCAATGGCATTTGAAAACTTGGGATTGTCATGGCGATTGTTTTTTTGCGACCAAAAATGTCCGTACTTCCAACGCCTGTTGGCATCACGAGCGACACCGATGTATCCTTCTGTCATAAAGTCAGAGTGATGTTCTGCTCTGATCCAATAAACAGAACATGAGGTCATCGTGTGTAAACTCCTATGTTCGGAGCGAAGTAGATCGGCGATTTGTCGCGCTCTTCTTGTTCAGCCATGATGAAGTATTTTTCAGCTTGAGCTTCTAAATACTGAACCCTAGCTAAATCAATACCAGGCAACTCCTGGCTCATCTGGTGAGCTAGCATGTTTTGTATGGCCATCAACCAGCGATCTGGAATAGCCAAAGAATTAGTCAAAGATCCAACGTCTTGTATCTGGCTGGAGTACCAGACCGTCATTTGATAAAACGCGCTCTGTGGAGTTGGCCACAAAGTTATCGTCGCATTGGGTATCGTGCGGTTTAACCAGAACTGGAACGGTTGATTGGCCGTAAAGTTCTTGTTGGGTAAATTTGTGTAGTCATCGCGATTCAATCGCGCCATGGTGATCTCAGTTGAGTTAACACCTAAGTACCACTCACGTAGTGCCAAAGTTGTACCGCCAGACGCTTGGATGCGGTAGTACTGAACAATCGCCCCTGGATCTATGTCCTGCCATATCCACTGGCCATCGGTAACGGTAACGTTTGTGGCCGTATACAGAGTCTGCCAGTTAGTTCCGTCTATGGATGACTGAAAACTGTAACTCCATGTTGCAGTACCAAAGCTGGCCACATAAGGCATGATGCCGATTGAACCAATGTACTGTGAGTTGTTTGTGCCGTAAGTTACTTGAAAGTAACCGTTAGACGATGTCTGCTGAGCGTATGTGCTGACGTTGTCATCCGCCAAGTAAGATACGTTGCCGCCAGAACTGGAGCTATAAGATCCAATAGGCTGAGTCATTTGGCGGTATAAGGCGTTTAAAACGTCTACACCACCATCGGGTAGGGTGTACTCAAATTTTGCTGGCTGAAGGCCGTATACCTGCTTTTTGACGGCAAAGTATTGGATACCCTGGTTGATTAGGTTACTCAGTACAAAGAACAATGATTGTCTTGCACTATTTACCTGCTCAACGGTTAACTCTTCAGCTAATTTGCCAGCGCGCCGCGCACCGTTGTCAATCAAATTTTGAACGGTGACTACTGTTTGACCGACGGTTCCGCTAGTTGTACCTGACATTTTTTACCTTTACCAACCTGGGCAATTCCAGCGTTTTAATGAAGCCTTTGCTCTTGGAGCGTCACCCTTTGAGTGTTCTACAACTCCACTCATACGGGCACAAAATGAATCTTTACGAGCCCCGCCTTGGGGTTGTGGTGCCTTTAAGTGGCTACCGTTTTCCCTGTTGTACTTGGCTCTTCCTTTAGCTGTCAGTCCAGCGCCTTTAGAGACGGGTAGCTTCTCACCCCTACCCACCGCCAAGCTTGTACCGCCGTCCTTCATCTTTGCTGTTTTAGCTGACTCTTTGAAAGCTTCAGCAGTTGGCGCGCCCTTACTACCAGGCTTGCGCATGTGTTCGCCAGAGCCATGGGCTATGCGCTCTTGCTTTTTATGGATGTTGGCATAAAGTCCAGGTTTGGCCATGATTTCACCAGCAAGGATGAGTTACTTTTCCGCCCTTTTTGAAGGGTGCGGGCTTCTTAAATGTAGTTTCCCATTCCTTGCGGTGGGATTGTGCTTTCTGTTTATTACCAACTGACTCTTCGTACTTAGCGCCTGCTCTAGCTCTTTCTGACTCTAGATTACGCCCAATACGAGCACTTTGCTTACTAGCCTCTTCCTTACGTCCAGAAGCTAAAGCCTTTTTCTCAAGGCCAATACGGCCTTCAAGCTTGTTAATCTTCTTCTCTTCTTTACGTGGGATCTTGTAAGACTCTTTCTCTTCAGTCTCTGGATTGTCTGAGTCCATATCTTCACCCATGGCGCGACGGTAGTCCCAATCGCTGTCATAGGAGTGAGGGCTCATCGAACCCCCACTAGCCTTCTTAGCCTTACGCTGGACTGCATATGCAATCGCCACTGCTTGACGCTGTGGCTTGCCTGCGTGCATCTCTGCCTCCACGTTATGCGAAAAGGCTTTCTTTGATTTAGACTTCGTTAAGGGCATATTAAGCCTGACTTTCTTGCCAAGATAAACGAGCAAATGCAGTACCGTTTGAACCAATCTGGCTAACCGTTACATACAAAATATCTGGTCCATCTGGATATGTACCGGCTTGGCTTGTAGGAACTGTGTTTGACAGACCACCACCAAGAATACAGTTACCAAACGGCGCAACCGCTGTTAAATCTAAAGTGGTTTGACCCGCAGTATTCGTAAAGAATGCCGCAATCGACTCACCGCCAGTAATGGTGGTTGCCGTATTGGTGTTCGTTGCCACTTGAACGATTGAAGTCGTATTAGTACCGTTTTGTGTTGGCGATGCAAAAGAAGTAAATCCACTTGTTCCACCAATTACGCCGTTCAAAATAAACTGAACGAGGTAACTTGTGGTCGTCAACATAGCAATCTCGCGCATTTGCAATTGCAAACGGTTGATAATTTCCTTAACGCCCAATGTACCAACTGTTCCGTTATCTACAGAAGGAGCAACACGGATGGCCATGATAGGTACCGCAGTCGCGCTAGATGTAGATACGGCTGAAGTCATACCGTAGTTATAAATCAATGACACGTCTTGAGTGAATCCACCGTCCATAACAACAGATGAACCCCAGTGTGACAACTGAGCCGCTGTATCAGGAGATGCATACTCAACCGCGATTGGTGCAGTTGCTGAATATGTAAACGATGTTGCGGCGGCGCCTCCAGTTACACCACGGGTCAAACCAGTAAGTGTTGTAGTGGTCAATCCTGTGTAAGTGATGTACTCAATTACGCCAGATGTGCCGTTACCGATGATACGTGCTGTACCGCCTGCTGGGTTAAAGCCCGATGTGCTAAGTACGTTAAGACTTGTATCGGTTGATCCAACGCTTGCAGTAATTGTTGTCAGTGGCAATACAGTGTTTTGCTCATAATGCGATGGCAAATTGCCTGAACGCATGTAAGCTTGGTACTGTACGTTGTTGTTTTGGAAGCCGTATACATAAATGATTTGACCATTTGTAGCACGGAAACCAAATCTAGCCACACCTGCACCGTACCAAGAGTAGTCCATGTAGAACATTTGGACTTTGGTAAGGTCAAGCAAGTAACCAGAAGGGTTAGAGATGGAGTTTGATCCATCACATACATCCCACCACTGAGATTGTGGAACTCTTGTCTCAACAACACGAGAAACCAAAGCATTTGCAATAGTTACTCCACGGTACTCAGGTGTAATGTACAACTGTGTATCGCTTGTAATCGTTGTAATACGGTGTGTTTGTCCACGGATTACGATGTAATCTCCAACAACCAGTTGAGTTGTGAACTGTGTATTAGCACCAGTAACTAAAGAACTGTTCTGTGTAGCTGTAACGGTTCCAGTAATTTGGTTTACGCTGTTACGCAGTACGCAATACAGTGTTTGGCCATCAAATTGGAAGAAAATACCGTTTTGGCTGTCAAAGAAACCAATCTTGTTGCTTGAACCGTACCATGAATAAGGACTTACGTGCGGTATTGATGGAACAGTACATGTTGCTGTAGTAGCACTTGGTGTTGATAACGCTGTATATGTAAATGTCAGAGTTGTAGGTACGCTAGCAATTTTAAAGATACCGTTATACGCAGACTGATCAAAGCCTGATACCTGAACATACGTACCAACCGTTAAATTGTGCGGTACTTTACTTGTAACTGTAACTGTTGTTCCAGATGAAGTTAGTGTCGTAAACGCAATTTGTGGCTTAAGGATAGTTCCTGTTGAGAACTGGATACCCTTACCAGACTGGTAACGGAAATAACGACGTGTTTGACGGAATAACTGTTGATTTGGTACAGATGCACCTGCTGTAAAGTTAACAGAACCATCGTAGGCATGTGTATCTACCCATCCAGAAGGACGAGCATACAAGTTAGTTTGACCTGCTGTATTAGCAATCGTTGTTGATGGTGTACCGTTTACGTTAGTGAACGTAAATGTCGTAGCACTAGGTGTAGTTGCTACTGTCTGTGATCCATTGATTTGTGTTGCTGTAGATGGTCCAGTTGTTCCTGTAATGTAAATTGCTGAGTTTGCAGACAATCCATGTGGGAAAGATGTGGTAACAGTAATTGTAGAGCCTACAAATGTAAATGCTGTAGTACCTGTTAAAGCAATACCGCAGTTAGAGAATGTGTAGCCCTGGTAGCAATATGTAGTTGCCGCGGAATAGTTGTTTACTGTTGTGACTGGGTTAGCTACTTGAACAGTAATTGATGTTCCAGCAGACACACCCGCAACAACATATGCCCATCCTTGAGCATTTGGGTCGATCGTATCTTCAATAAAGAACGGCGTACCTGTAGCGATTGTCACGTTTGATGCAAACGTAATCACTAATTGATAGGTATTTGATTGATTACCAGTAATTGCTGATACGGGTAATGCAGAATTGGGTAAGTAGTACAACGACTGACGGTTGTTTTGCAGAGCAAGTTGCTCCCACTTGGTAGGCTGTTGGCCATACTCAAAGTCAGTATCAATGAGCGATTGAGGCGTTGATACTCTTATTTTGTCTACAGCATCATAAGCACCTGAACGCTGAGCTTGCTGGAGACGTAATTGATTGTCGGTATTCGACGTTGGACCTGTATAGACCGATAGTTGTGACATATTTCACCTATTGATGGGGTAGGGGCCGAAGCCCCCACCGTTTAACACTTCTTGGCTCTACCGCCTTGTTTTCTGGCCATTGGAGGATTAACAAATCCTCTTCCTGCTCCAGCAACTGGTTTCATATACTGTTCATACTTTGCATATTCTTCCGGATTGGGTTTGGAATATCTTTCGTAATTTTCAGTATCTTTCATCCTTTGCTTGGCATCAGCAACATCTTGAGGTGAAACATCGCGCATGTTTTGACCAGGCGCAAACTGTAATCCACCAACTTGGTGATGTTGTACCTTCCCACCCTTTTTAAAGGTGCCAGATTGCAAGCTGTTAGCCACGGGTTTGCTGACGAAGTGACGGGGCATTTTTACTGCTTTACCGTCATCTACAACATTACCGCCCGTGGCGTAGTGCTTTTTTGCGGCGTGGCCTCCATGCTTGAAACCACCAGCATTAGACTCATTAACTTGGCCAGTCTTACCATTTTTCTTGCCAGGCATTGCTGTATCAGCAGGACGGTCTTCCCAATCGCCGCCTTCAACAGTACCGTGCTTCATATGGCCTTCCTTGAGCTTCTTCTCAGTAGCCGCAGGAATAGCACCGCCAGTTGCCTTGTGGTGCATCTTATGAGCTTTACCACCGTGCTTGAAGCCACCTGCGTTAGTTTCCTTAATGCCCTTTGTACCATGAGCTTTGTCTTTCTTGGCAGAGTGCATTTCAGTCTCTAAGTAGTCATGCTCGTTACCCTCAATGGTGCCGTGCATCTTGCTTTTACCCATGTTTTTCTTTTCATGAGTATCAGAAGGAATAGCTCCACCAGTTGATTTGTGGTGCTTCATGTGTCCACCATGCTTAAATCCAGCGATTGAGCCTTCTTTAATGCCTTTAGTACCATGAGCCTTGTCATGACGATCACCATCAACCACAAAATCTTCCATAAACTTCTTGGCATTACCCTTGATAGTTGTCTTGGTCATGTGGTTATCAATAGAGCCACCAGTAGCTTTTTGATGAACTTTTCCGCCTTTCTTGAGGCCATGATGTGCCTTAGATGCCTTCTCGTGCTCGTGATGCTTCAGCTCTTTCTCAAGCTTGTGAATCTCGTGCTCTTCGTGCGCAACTTTGCCACCCTTCTTGTACAAGTTGGGGTTCATAGCCTTACGGCGATGTGCCATAGAAGGCTTTTTAGGTGAATGGCCGTGCTCAGCCTCTTCATGAACCATGTGGTGCATAGCCTTGTGACCATGCTCTTCATGTTTCTCATGCTTAGAGTGAACTTTGCCACCTTTTTTGAGCTTCAGAATAACTGAGGGCTCATCGGTCATCATTTTGACCATTGGTTTAAATTGACCCATATTGTTCCCCTATTAGGCTTGAGTAACACCAAGAGCACCAACGCGAGTAGCGTTAGGACCAACTGCAATCGCAGGCATCGCTATGGACATAACCAGACGTTTAGATCCGTTTGATGTTCCTACAGCATAAGTACCGCGGACGTCGCCAGTTGTACTTGTTGCTGTTGCTGTTGCCGCTACAGTTAATGTACCAGTATCGCGAGCTAAAGTGTTGTTCCATCCAACGCTGATTACGTATCCTGCGTCGATTACACGCACTGGTAAACCTAGCGTATCAGATGTACCAACTGTCAAAGTTGTGCCAGTAGCACCGCTTACAGCCACTTGAGTGATCTGATAGAAAGCCTTGGTTGTTGTAACAGCAGTAGAAACAGATGAGCTAGTTGTGATTGCTTGTGTCATTGCTTGACCGTAGTAATCGTAACCGCTGATTGTTGCTGTAACTGGTGCAACGCCTAGTGTGTAGGTCAATCCTGTTGGCGTACCGGCTGTAGTAACAACTGCCGCACCGGCTGTAGTTGTCAATGTAGCTGTAGTCGCTGTAACAGCAGTCAACACGTATGTTGTTGGGTTGCTGTAACCAGTGATAGAACCTGTTCCACCCAAAGTACCAGAGATAGTTAGGTATTGACCTGAAACTAGACCAGCTTGTGATGTGTAAGAAATTTGACCACCTGTACCAGTAATCGCAACGCCTGCTAATGTAGAAGCGGCCGCTGTACCAGTTGTGATTGTCAATGCACGTGGAACGTCAACTTGAATCGCTGTAACGCCGTTAGAACGTACAACTGAAGTTGCGGATGTTCCCGCTGTAAGTGTTAAGTTACCAGCGGCGGCAGGGGTTTGTGACGCGGCAATGTTTGCGGCTTGTAATGTCTGTGGAATTGTGTCCCAAACATATACACGACCTAGTGGTCCAACGCCTAAAGACATTGGGCTTGGATCGCCTAACAAAGCATTTCCAGCGGCGTACATTGTTACAGCAGAACTAACTGTTGATGACTGTGACAATGTATATGTATTCTGTCCGAGGCTGTTTTGGCCTGTGGATGCTGAAATGTAGGAATTAGCTGTTACGCCTGAACCTGTAATGTACTGGCCTACAACGAGTGCGTCGCCAGACAGTAAAGCAGTAACTGTTAATGTTGTTGATGCGATTGTTCCTGAGAAAACCGCGTTTGATGCATAAGCACCAGTACCCATGTAGGTTTGGCCTTGAATACCACCTACGAAAATATCATCTTGAAATTGAGGCATTGATCTTCTCCTTGAAAAGCTTGATCATTTAGAAAAAAAGGGGGAAGGATTTCTCCAACCCCCTGTTCGATTACACGCCAGGTGTACCGTAAGCACAACGTGGGTCAGTATAACCAACGTCGTAACGCTCAGTAGCCTTATAACGCATAGAGTCAGTCTCGAAATCACCTTCCATGGTTTTCTCAAGATGACGACGCATTAAGAGCTTGAAGCCTTCTGGAGCGTCTGTCTGTACCCACCATGCGGTAGATGAAGTCAAACGTGACAGAACTGCGGCACCTTCGTCAAGCAAGCCAATAGACTTGATTGGGTTGATGTCGTTGTTGGCGTTACCTGTACGTAGTACAGATTTCAACAATACTTCAGCTTGGAAAATGTTGCCTGGAGCCACGACTAATTGACGTGGTACCAAACGGATACGCTTACCGTTGTTGTCAACAGCTTGGCGGATCTGGATCAACATTTGCTCTAAAGAAGTCTGTGACAACACTGCGGCTGTAGACAACTGGTTAGAGAATGTACCGTTCACGATTGGGTGAGCAGTATTGATCAAAGATACACCGTCACCACCTGGATAAGAGGAGTTGAACGCTGTGTTTAGAACGTTAGCTGACAACAGTTCTTTAGTCTCAACTAAAGATTGTGCCAAGTGACGTGCATAAACTTGACCGATACGGATGTGATCGCCGTCTTCTACGAGCACTTTGGTCAAAGCGAAGGCGAGGCCATACACTTTGTACACATAGCGCTTGAGGAAGAGTACGCCACCTTGCTGATACGTTACTGGTGTACCGTCAGGCAATTGTGGTGCGGCTCCAAATCCATAAAGGACTGGCTCTTCGTGATAATTACGTGGAATACCGTCTTCTTCGCGGAACACACGGCTCCACTCGTCGGCACGTTGGTCATAGACTCCATCGAAACACTCGTTAAGAATTGGCTCAACGATTGATCTAAAGTCCGTACTTCGCATTGGTGCGGCCATAATTTACTCCTTATACGACAGCAGTTGTTGCCGCAGTGAATTGTGTATATGACAACTGTACACGAACGATCGTGTAAGAGTCACCCCAAGCGTTGTCCACATATGGTGCTAGATCAACGACGCGCATTTGACCTTGTGCACCGTTCGATTGAGCGGATGCAGAAGCCAATGTGCACTGTGACAAACCAGTGGTTGTTGAACCAGAGGTAATGTTACTGAAGTTGTACTCGCCACCGATTGTGGTTTGCGCCATAGATCCATCAGCCTGGATTTCATAGACGATGATTGGATCGTTGTAGAAGTAAGCAACGCATGAACCAGTTTGGAACGATGTTCCAGAAGGCCAGTAGTTGGATACACGACGACGTCCAGTTGTATCTGTCCACTCAACACCAGAGAATGCACCAGCTACTTTATAAGCCGCTGTTGCCGCACTGTTGCCAGGGGTTGCCGCAGGAATAATAGTACCGTTAGCGGCACCAGTAGATCCTACTGTGTCAGATGTTGCGTAACATACAGGTTGGCCTTTCAATATATTGACAGCCAATCCAGAAGTGATTCCGTTAGCGAGCGCTTGTGCGCGATCCAGACCAGAGGGGTGGAACGCAGGACGCAAGCCGAACGGAGCAGAGGTTGAACTCATGATTTCTCCTTAGTTAACCCGAAAATACGGGCAATTTGCTTGGTTGTTGATCAATACTACCAATACCCTCGCCCTCGACATTTACAAGCGAACGACCATTACTATCTCTTTGACCCTGGAGACTTTCCAATTGAACACGGATTTTGTCCGCTTCTTCACGAGGTTTGTCATGGTGCATATGCGTCATAACCTCTTGGTAAATATCCATGGGCAACTTGAACAATAACATCTCGTTGCACGAAATATACCCAACATGCTCACCTGACTTAACCCGATAATCTTCATAACCTGGTAACTCTTCAGACTTAACTGGAACGTATCCTAGGCGAATCCGCTTATCGATTGAATCGTAAGTGTTGGTTGTCGAAAGCCAGCAAAGGTGCCACCCATCCATATTGGGCAGTTTTGGCAGTGCTGATTGCGTCCACTCCTCGCTCCACATCTTTCGACGTTCCTGCGCAGAAATGAACTTGTCTTCTGGAGCCTGGTGACTTGCTTCCCCGTTAGAACGGTCTTCGCGTGCGCCAGCCTTCAAAGATTTTTTAAGACGTGATTCCATAATTTATTCTCCAAGTATTAGTTATTGCGGTTTTGACGGTCGTACTTCATGAAGCTTTCGACCATTGCTTTTTTGCGAACTGGATTGTCCCAAGCGCCTGCTTCCTTCATTGCCCTTACCCTCTCAGGTGAAAGCACGAACTGGGAGTTATTTCTGCCCCCATAGGCCGCCGATGCTTCTCGTCCAGAACTTCCCACAACGTTCCTCGGTTTACGAACAACAGAATCACTGTCCGTTGATGCATTGTAACGATGTGGCAGTGCTTTTTGCAAGCGACTATCTAATTCTTCCCAATAATCTTTATCGGACGGATCCCATCCCTCTGCAACCATCGCTTCATCGTGCTTCTTTGCCACCATGACATCGCGGTCACTTGAGTTCGGGTTATACCAAGAATTACGACGCATCCACTCTGCCGCGTTGCGCTGAACTGAAGGATCAGGCATTGCAACATCATCGTTTCTTTGTTGTTGTCGTGGCTGTTCAGCCATACGATTCTTGTACTGTTGTAACTCAGCTATTTCTTGCTTAGCAGTGGTAAAAAGGTCTTGCGCCTCTACCATAGCCTGGCCGTCATTAGAGCTTACAGCCTCTGCTAACTTCATTTTTGCGTATTCCAAGCGTACTTGGCTATCTTCTATGTTCTTTTCTATACGCAAAATGTCGTTTTGACGTGTTCTATCCTCAACATTGGATAAACGACGCTTGAATTCCTCGTTTTCACGCTGTAATTGCTGTAAACGCAGGTCTTTTTCTTCGTTTGTCTTGCGGATTAGGTCTTTTTTAGCCCTACGACGGTTTCTTTTGGCCGCTCTGAGCGCTTCATCGTCGTCTGGGTGGTCGTCATCTTCGTTTTCAGCCTTTGGAGGCTCTTCGGAGCGCGATTCAATCGCGTTTTCGACCTCAACATCGTCGCCAATGTTCATATCTGCGGGTATATCTACCACCGCAGAACCGTCTTTCTCTTCCAAAATGTCCAGTTCTGCTGAATCTTTTGTATCAGTTGCCATGATTGTGTCCTTTTATACGTAAACTTTGAACGATAGCGGGTCATCTGTGACCGCCGCAATCAGTTCATGGTCGTTGATTGTCATGAATAGCACTGGGTCTGGGTACTCTTCGTTAGCCTCGCCAGGAACTAATCGCTCCCAACGATCTCCGCCCCACCTAGGCACGCGAACATAGTCACCAATCTCAGCCCAAGAGCCTTCGACCCAGGGTTGCATAGTGTCTTTGTTCTTAAACGCCAATGGACCAATCGCCACGATCTTACCGATCATGTTGTTCCACTTTTCGTTTTCTTTGGTTTCATCAACAATGATGATACGGCCACGTTTCTTTTTAATTCGACGCAGTTGCACAATCACTCGACCACCGTATGGACGTTGTCCAGGGTTTACGTCTGGGAATGCCCATGCCAACTCAGTTGGATCGGACACACCTTCACTACCACCGATAATTTGAATCGGTTCGTTTGCTTCACTCATACTAACTCCTAAAAATCACCATATTTCAGGTGCATCGTTAAAGCGCTTTTCAGCGCGGCCTCAGTCCTTTAGGGGGACTTATTCTTGGTTTCGTTCTTCGTCTAACATGCGGTTTATTTGATCAAGGACATACTTGAGCCCCTGATTCTCGCCAACCATGCGTTGATACGACTCCCACGTACTGGCATTGCCGTCCGCTAGAGCCGCTCCTATTTCAGCTTGGTGCAGTTTGATCACATGGATCAGAGCTGAAATCATTTCTTTTTAGCGTGTGCTAATCCGCCTTGTGGCTTCTTAGGCTGATTACCGCCTTTGGGTTGTAGGCTTGTGCCGTCAAGCTTTACGCCTTGGGCCATACGGGTACGGTAACGTACCATGTCACTCTTTTGTTCTGCATCAGACGTTGCCATTTGGGGCTCCTTCAGGTTGTGGCGGTTGCGCCGGTTGTACCGCGGGTGCGGCGGGTGGTGATGATTGCACCATGTTTGTTATCGCTTCATGAGTCAGCTTAGCATTCTCAATTGCAATCTTTGTTTGATTATCAACTTGATTTTTCTGAGCATCAGCCGCCAACTTAGCCTGGTCAAACATTTGCTTAGCCTTGTCTGCCGCCGCCTTACGCTGTGTCTCAGCCATGCTTGTGTCTTTAACAACTTGTGCATCTGGCGGTAACTGTCCTTGCGCCGCTTGTGCACGTTGCTGAGCCTGCTGGATCAACTGCTGGAATTGCGGTGCAAACTGCTCAAACGTTTCTTGCGTGTCCAACTTCAAGTGACCGCCAACGCTTGTGTACAGCTTGTCGTAGGTCGATGTAAGTCTTGGATCGTCGTAGTTGTCGATTGGCTTACCTTTGTTGGCTTGCGCAACATAGCCGTTGGATCTATTAAGATACCAAAGCGTCATGTGTTGTTTTATGTGTTCAATTAAGTTGTTCAGGTAGTTAGGATCAGCAAAGGGTGACTGACCCAGGAATGGGTTCATGCCAAACTGCAAGTGATCTTGAATATGCGCAATGTGGTCTTGTTGCATATAAGCATACGCAGGCTGACCCAACAACATCGCCGCATTTTCGTCCGCACTTGTCCGTTGTTCTGGCGCTGGAGTATCTTTCATTAACTCATTGATGTCTGGCACCTTCATCTGCTTGAGGAACCTGGACAACACTTTGTTCATGTTGAACTCTTCTGGGTGCTTCTCAGCAAGTGCCAGTACAGCCTGATTTTGAGCCATCCTTTGTGTTTCAGAGAAGATGTGTGGATCAGAAACAGGTACAACGTCCGTGTTACGGCTGAAGTCTTCTTTGTTAATCTCTAGATCCGCAACAATCTCAGACTTGCGCATCTCATCCAAGTGCCATCGATTGAGCCTGCAAAGGATCTTGAGTACACGGCCTTGTGACTCATGTAAGCGTGCATGAATCGCGCTAAACACTGCGGCGCCTTGCTCGATAAGAGCTTGCGTGGTACCTACAGGCGCGTTTTGGTTGATGTCCGCTATCTTCTCTTCACTTGTGCTAACAACGCCCTTAGCGGCCGTATCTAGCCATCCTAGTAGTTCAAATAAAACTTGGCTAGGTGGGTTGAACGGCATAGGCATAGCAATCTGCCTGATGTCTTGGACGCCTGGGGCTCCCTCTATCTCAACAATCTGCGTAACTTCTACTTGTTGCGATTGTCCGCTGATCTTTGCTCCTTTGAGCTTAAGCATCGTTGCAGAGTTATTGATATGCGCTGAATCAAGTAAAGCGCGAAGCGAACCAGTAAGGGCGGCACTAAGACCACCAATAAGATGAGGTAAACCGATTGCATATGCTCCCCTCCAAGGTATAAACTTGAACTCAACGATCCAGTCCAACTTGGTCATGGTTTCGTCTTGCTCTTCCCAGTTACGGTACAGACCAATCACCTGGTGGTTTAACTCGTCCACCATCAAGATGTACGGTGCCATCTTGCCTTTGGTGTACTTGTCCTCTTCCATCTCTAAGTACGTATAGATGTGATAGACCTTTCTGAGTCCGTCCTCATTGTCTTCGTACTTCTTACCTTCAATTTTGTCATTAGCCTTTTGTACGCGGTTAGGCTCAATCTCTTGTGTAGCCCTAGTCACGTCCACATCACGGTACATACCGCTTGCTATCCTGCGATTGAACTCCCAGTGCGTTATCTCGTGTACTTCAGCCGCACGCTGAGCCGTGTAGAAGTTTGATGCCGCAAAGGGCAGGATCACTCGGTCAATCGGTAAGAATTCAACGCAGGGGCGCTTTTTCTCTTCGTCAAACCACAGCTTAAAGTACTGTGAGCCACCCAGCGGTAACTGTGTCAGCAACTGCTCTTGCTCGTCTCTAAACTCTTCAATCTGCTCAGTAATCTGCCAATTCAAATAATCGCGCTTACGCTCAGCACGCTCAGCTTTGATGTCATCCATCTTGCCAAGGATCTTAGTTCTGACTGGACCATCTGGCGGAAACATCTCTTTAATTGCACGGGCGGCAAAGTCTACACAGCCTTCTGCCATAGCAGGGTGAACAACTTTAGATGCACCCATAAACGTTGCACCACCTGGCGCATCATTACCCATACCAGTACGGCGGATACCCTCTTCATACTGCTTATCTCTTTGCTCACGTGCGTCTTTGTCTTTTCTGAGTAGATCAATATACCTTGACGCTAACGTGTTTAATTCATACTCAGCGTAACCATCCGCCATGTTGCCGTAGAAATCAGGATTCTCTTCTGGGCCATCATTAGGCGTGTTTACAACCGCGCTCCCATCTGGCATCTCTTCAATGTCAAGATCCTCTTCCGGCATAGTGACATTAGCACTGCCGTCTTCATTTTCAATGTATTCTGGTTCTTGATCCATCATTTAGCCTTTTTAGGTTTGCGCATCAATTCTAATTGCATCATGTCTTTATTTGTGGAGAGTCTTGCACTTCCGCCTTTTTTCTTACCAGTTAGTTGTTTGCGTCTTGCAAGATAAATCGGCATTACTTTATCAAGCCACTCTTGATCAAATTTTTGTACAGGTTGTGCTAATTCAAACGCACGTCTGTCTCCACCTTCTGGAGCATTAAACTCTCTACGTAATTTATGAAACTCATGAAAAAAGTCTTTTGTTGTTAACAATGGCTTATCTTTTTCTGAGTGCAGAGCACCAACGTATTCACCGCCAATTACGGCTGGATATGAATGATGTGGATTAACTGGATTGTCTACAAGACTATAGTTAGGATTAAATCTACCAATACTAGATCCAACATACTCTTTGCCTGGTTCATCATGTTGCATTAAGTTAGGATGCTGTACGGCCAATCTAGCCATTGCAATTTCTGGAAATCCTGCATTCTGATATTTATCTGTCGCCATACGCTTTACAAAATGCTTGCGTAATTCACCAGATCCTGGTGCTCTGAGCATTTCATGCAAGTCCTCGTGCATCAATCCAGGAAAGTCTTTAAACCTGGCGCTCATTTCTTTGTTAAATTCTTTTTCAGATTTTTTGGTTATCTTTGATTTCTTAACCATCTCTCCCAAGACTTCAGCAGGCATGTGAGAAAAATCTACGCCAGTAGGAGACATACCAGTATGTATGCCATATACGGGTCCTTTGGTCTTTAGCCTTTCAGCTTTCTGGGTTAAATGTTTAATCTTGCCTGGAGCGCTTGCCCATATGGCACGCTTAGACTTATCTTTATGTAAGGCATTGGCACGCATGTAATCATGACCGCCTTCAACCTCCACGGGTTGATCAAACTGATGCCCTTCCGCACCAGTAATAATTCTTCCAGCCATTGAAGAGTCGCCAATAAATGGCATGCCATGGCCTCCAAACAAATCTTCTGGAGTAATTATTTTTTCAGGAGCCATGTTCACATTAAGATTAGGCGCAACATTAAACTGATATTCACCTATTGGCTTGTTTAATTTCTTTCCACCACCTACTCGGTGATACAAACCCAAAGCTATGTTATCCGCCTTGCTAAGCTTGTCTCCCATGTAATGACGCATCAACAATTGATGATAGTGATCTTCTGGCGTCATGTAGCCGCCATTGGCCATATGTTCAACTTCACCGCCTTCAGCCATCTGCTTAGGAGGTGTCATAGCATTCATCGCCTGACCTTGCGGTGTCATCTGCAATATGTTGCTAGGTGGTTGCTGTAATGGGCTAGATGCTCCTGCGCTGAGCGGGGAGGGCTGTCCTTGCGGTTGTTGTTGTGGTTGCTGTGGCATTAACTGTTGGCCAGGCTGTTGCGGGTTCATATCGATCCCACCAGTTGGTAACTGTACGCCACCAGGTCCCATGTTGTTGCGCTCATTAGGATTAATAAACGCCTTAACGCCCATGCTAGGTGCTTCGTCTGCGCCTATGTTAGATATGTCTGTGTACGGTATCTTACCGCCGGTCATTAGCGCCATGCGCATATGGTTAAGGGATGGTTGCACGGCGCCTCCTTCGGCTTTGTGTTGTATTCCATGCATAGCATAGAACTCTTGAATAGTCGGTTGATTTTCTACGCGCTTTTTTTCGTACAAGTCGTTGTACTTTTTATTAAGCTCAGTCCTTATCTTAAGGTCTGCTAACGTCTTCTCGAATTGTGCCCTATGCTGGCTAGGAACACCACCACCTTCAGCATACAAGGGCAGGCCATTAGTCAATACATCTTTGCGCATCTCTTCTGTTATGGGGAAATGATGTGCATGAGCATACTCAGGTTTGCCTGATCGAATCATTCCGAGGCCAGCATTGTCAGGAACCATTTGCTCACGCTCAGTTTTGATTGGATGTGCATGCAACTGCGTTTTCACACCGTACTTCTTGCCGATGCTGTTGAGGATGTTAGGCACCTTTTTGTCGTAAAAGCCCTTCATGCCTTCGCCACCGACTTCAAGGTTTTGACCAGTCAATGAACGTAAAGTACCCTGCGGCTGTTGTGCCATCAATTTTTCTGCCGTTTCTTTGCCAACAAGCGATGGCAACTCTTGTGAAGTGACGCCAGTTTTTTTAATGACTTCATTGCCATTGTGATCGTATGCAACTAAGTTTGTGCCAGATAAATGAAGTTCATTGATGTGTTTGGCCAAGCTGTAACGGTCTGCCTGCTCATGGCCTGGCGTCACAACAATGCCGTGGTAACCCTTCTCAGCGGCATGATGAATCAATCGCTTGAGCGCCATCTCTTCCCAGTTCTTTTTGAATGGGGCATCAGGTACGCCTGAGTTTGGTTTTGCCCAACCGTTTTCTCTTATGTAACGAATAGCATCTTCAGGTTTTTCAACTGCTACCGCAAGTATTCCACGAGGATCACGAATTCCAATCTTTCCATTGAAATCTTCATATTTCCAACCCTCTTTAAGTTCAGGCAAACCACCCGTATTAGGTCGTTTATATCCAACCTCACGCCCTTGCTGATGCCAGTCAGACTGCAACTCCTCTAGGTGTAAAAGCTTCTCACCATTAGGGCCAATACGATCTTTTAATCGCATACTTGCAAGGATGCCAGGTTCACCACCAAAGTGATTTGATACGCCAGGAAACTCCTCTCCGCCTTTCGGAGCCTTAATCAACATCTCACGGTAGTTCTCACCACCAGGTAATGTGTATGCTCGATGATAAGATGTATCCTCATCTATGTAGCCTTCAATTGAACTTTGCTTCTCATGATCTAACTGGCCGTAGGGCACGCCAAAATTCTGTTCGGCTATGTCATTAGCTCTTTGTAAGAACTCGGAATCGCTCATCTTGCCAAGCACCTTCTCAACTGGTGCAACCATTGGGTTCTTTTGTGCCAGTTCAGAAACTACTTTGCGCGGTATAGCCTTGGCACCACTAACTCTTGTTGTCTCAAAGTAAGGCTCAACGATTTCTGTTCGCCCCTTATCGTCAGGCTTCTTAAGCTTAACTGTGCGCTCACGCGGTATCAACGGCGCACCAACTTCTTTGTCCATTCGACGATCTATTATCTCTTGTGGCTTAACACCCATCTTAATTAGATGATTGACAATTTGCTCAGGACTAGCCTTCTCTGGCAATGTTTCTAACGCCCGATCAAGTGCCGAGTAAAAAGGTTTACCTTTTCCTACAAGTTCTTTCATAGTGGTCGCTCTTCTATATCTAGGTGGTGGGCGTGGGTGATGCCGCCGTTCTTCTTGTTAATGTCTGGTTCATTGATGTCGTATGTACCACGGTTACCAATGGCTGACTTGATCCTTCTTGGATCGTACACGCCAAGGTTTTTGGTTCCGCGTTCTTTGATGTAGAACGAATCGTGCCCCATGTCTTGTATTGCTTCTTGAACGTTAGGGTTCTCAAACAACGGCCAATTGTTTTCATCTTTATGCGATTCATAAATTCTCTTTTTCATTCGCATCTCAGCAAGAGTCTTCTCGCTGGCTGTGTCATGCGGCCCGTGCGCATACAACTCAGACTCAGGGTTGTAATAAATGTCGTGATATGTTTTCCACAGGTTTTCACGATGCTTTGGATTATCAAAGTCAAATGGGTTCCTTGCTTGCACATGCACTGGGTACGTTGTAGGTGCTTGCCCAGTGTCGGTGTACCCTTCTACCGAGAAGTGGCGAGTGAACTTTGGATCAGGCGACAGGAACACCGCGTTGCGCTCATCCCTGTAATCATTTGATGGATCATCTGGATAGTTCTCATCAGCAATTTGCTTTCTGGTTTTGAACTCAACAATGTTTGGCTCTTTAGATCCATGATAAAAGCGGCGCTTGTCTTTGCTTGGCTCCATAAATTTCTTGCGGTTAGCCCTGCGCTCTTGCTTGGACAATCCACCCTTGTTCATCAGCTCAAGGCGCATCCTGTCCATGTCTACCTGGCCGCCATCGGCTTTGATGATGTCGTGTTCGTTGGTGTCGTAGGTGCCACGGTTGCCGATGGCTGATTTGATGCGGCGCGAATCAAGCATATTGATTTCTCCGCTTTCAATTGCATGAATCGCATCATGGCCAGCCTTCTTGACCAACTTAATTACTTGCTCATCAGTCAATTTGCCTTCTGGATCAAAATGCTTGAACAGCTCATCATGCGACTTGTTTACATGGCTGATCGTGAATGGGTTACGGGCTTGAATGTGCAAAGGCAACACGTTTGGATTGTTTTGCTCTCGTCCATTGTTGACGACGTTGGCATAGCCAGACGCAACCTCTGGATCGGTAGTGACATAAACACCTGGCCCCATTGCGCCCATTCGTGATGGCTTGAAGTCCATGACGTTTGCGCCAGTGCCGTGATACACGCGTTGTTTGATCTTGCTTTTCTTCAGGAACTTCTCAAGCCCACCACCATTGTTCATGTGCGCAGAGCCGCCCTTGGCTTCGTGATGCGGTGCGACCGTGTATATCTGGTCAGGCGTGTAGCCATGCATCTCACTGACTGACTTAATCTCTCTAGGTGCCTCGTCTTGCTCGTGCGCTACAAACACCCTGTGTCCGTTGCTCAGCTTCCTCATTGCATCTAGGTCGCTCTCTGCTGGGCGTCCATGCTTACGGAGTAGAGATACGATGCCCCCTTTGTTTAGGAGCGCCAATCTCATCTGGTCAATGTTGGGCTTGTTCATGCCTAGATTATGCCTGTGGCCACTGGCGAAGTCTACCGACCGCGATTGAATCGCGTTTATGCGCCATATGGATTGCCTCGTTGTTTCTTATTGAACTCCATCGCATCTATAGCATCCTCTGGGTCGTACTCATCCCGCGGTGGTGGGTCAATACTGATCCAGCCTGCATCCCTCAAGTATCTTAAGCCCTGGCTGATACAGTCCACAAACTCATCGTGCGCCGTCTCAGGGAAACTACAGATCTGGCTCACCATCCCTTCAGCCCAGTCCCTGACGTATCCCTTGCGCTTACTGTGCTCCGGCACCCACACTCGGCCTGCTCGAATGATGTTGGCCACAATCGACAGCCGCTGTGTCTTATCCGCCCGTCCTGGGTTATAACCAATCACCGGCAGGTGAGCCCTCTGTAAGTCCTGGATCAAGCTGATACCCGCCGCTTTATCCTCCACCAGTATCAGGTCAACTCGTTTCTTTTCCCGTCCTTCACCGTAAACCACGTCATACTCATCGATCACTTTGGGGCGCAGGTCAGGGTACTGAAGCTTATCTTGCCAGCAGTCAGCCACCATCACGCACATGCCACCATCCAGTGGCTTGAACACAGCCAGCGTAATAGATCCAGTTGGGTCATTCTCATGGCCGTCTTTGAAGCCGCAATCATATGACTGGATAATGTACTCGAACTTAGGGAAGGGCTTACCGTCTGGCCAGAGTCTGAACCAATCGCGCTTAACAATGCCGCCTTCCTCTGGATCGATGATCTCAGCGTGGATTTCCTGGCGTCCTAGGTTCGTCCCCTCATACTGTAAGATCTGCTTTTGAAAGCTCGGCGCCAGGTTCTTAATGTTGCTGTACGTACTGGCGCGGGTAATGACTACATCATCGCCTTCTCTGGCTATCAGATCCAGCACCACATCTTTAGGCTTAGGCGTTGTGGAGCATATGAGCTTGGTCCTAGAACCCAAACGTATACCGAATTGGATCATGTCCCAAGAGTCTTGCAAGTACTCCCACGCCGCCAACTCGTCTAACCATCCACCATGGAACTGTGGCCCCCTGAAGCGCTCAGGCTCGGAGGCCGGTATGCCCTTGATGAATGAGCCGTTCTTTAGATGTATCTCATGCAGGCTAGAGTTGTACTTCTCTACCAGAGCCGTCGGTATGACCTTCAGTAGTCCTGAGTCACCCTCAAAGCATGTGCCCTTCAAGTCTCCACTGGTCGGTGCAGATACCAGCCAACGTGTACCAGGTTGCTCCCACGCCCAATTGGCCAGAGTCTCCGCCGCCGCTCTAGTCTTACCCGCTCCACGGCCTGCAAGCATCAGCCATATGTTCCACCAATCGCCCGACGGTTCGATCTGATGTTTGTGCGCCTCAACGTGTAACCAACGCAACTGCCAATTGATTACAGCCTGCTCAATTGGATTCTTTTTAGCGAACTCTTCCTGGATCTTTGGATCCTCTAGGATTGCTTCTAGTACGCTCATTCGCCGCTCTGGCGTTTCATTTTAATATTCTTAAGCAACTCGCCGAACACATCAATATTGTGCTCAATCACCACTGGGCTCGAATCACTGCCTGAGTGCTCCATTCTGGCCAGCTTTGGAATGTGATACTCCACTACGCTTTGAAACATATCAAACGCCTTAGCCGGATTAGGCGGCACAGCATAAGTACCGTCATCATTCTCTACACCTGCCGCAACCTGGTCGAGCCACGTAGTGAGCCTGTGAGCGTTTCCATCAACAAATGAGGCTATGGCCTGTCTAGCGTCCGCTGTGGCCTTATTGGGGCTTCCCATAGGCCTTCCAGCACCCTTCTTAGGAGCATTCATAATCTGCTCCCAATAAATTCAAATTGTTTATTTGTTTGTTAGCGTGTACTAACTTGTTTTTATGTGTGGTCATATTTCAGTCCTTTATCGCACATTCATTTCAGTGCTTATAAGTCTGAGTTTAACAAAATCTTAATCGTGTTGTCTAGATTTGTGGTGATTATGCAATTTTCACGGTCGTCGTCCATGATGATGAAAACCCATGATTTGCTGTCTTTGTTCCAATGTATGGTCGCCCACTCATAGCCCATCATTAAGCTTTGAAGCTGTTCGAACTTATCTAAGTTATTCAAAGCTCACACCCATTACGCGTGTCTCCATGGCTTTATTTGCGCGGCGCAGGGCTTTGTTCTCTTCCTTGAGCCTCTCTATCTCTGTGCGCATGTGATTCATTCTGCTGGATGCCTGGTCTATCCATTCTTTGACCTCTACGGGCATTCTGAACTCTTCCCTTGAGTGCGATTCAATCGCGGTGCTCTTGGCTTTTTTTGCCAGCGGCTTAGGTGTGTTCTTTACTGTCTTTTTAGCTGTTACCATTTTTTTCCTTCTTTATTTCTTTCCATTCGCCGCCTTCAACTGGTTGCCAACCATGTGTCTCGGTCAGCACTTCGTTTTGATGCCATTGCTCTAGAACTTCTATATCTGCGTGTATGTAATCATATCCACTCAAATAAGTAATATGGCGGTCTACCCACCTAAGTTGTGTTGTTGGTGTTAGTCTTCTATTCATGTATTTCTATGCTTTAATTTAGCTTCTATTGCTTCTGCTAACAAAATTGGAAAACCTGCGTTTTTTATTGCTAAATCAACAAGCTCATTATTAGTTAACCCTACCCATTCTGATTTAGCTTGGTGATAGCCTTTACTAAAACCTTCCAAGTAGCCTAATCCTTTATCAATTTGAGATTTGGCATGTCCTTCAAAGTCAAACTCGATCATGTATTTTTCTCCTTCAATGCCTGCTCCACCGCCTTTATGACATCAATTAAAGGTCTGTGGGCGCTTAACTGCCACTCAGCGATTGCCCTCATTTGATCATCAGTCAACCCTACCCATTCTTTAGGATGAGTATAGAGAAAAACTCCGGCAGATCCGTCTGTAACTTCTCGCCAAATGCCATCAGTAAACTTTGCAAACTTGCCCACAGGCTTACCTTGCTTGGTTTTGGTTCCCTCATTGATGAGGCTACCATCCTGCTCTGGTTTTATTCTGTATTCAGCAAGATTATCCCAAATTAAATGCCGTGGTTCATCTTTCCATTCTCCGTATTCAGGAACTGGTCTATACTGAATTTCAGCACCATCTGCCCATGCGTGAATTAAATCTGCGTGTTTATGTTTCATTCTTTTCCTTTAATTTAGCTTCTATTGCTTTAAAGTATGGCTCAGAATTTTTAGAGTTAATAATTATTTCATCAATATCTTCTTTAGTTAACCCTACCCATTCTTTGATTGGTGATACGGTGTTTAGGCAAACTTTATGAAGATTTTGCCATTCGTTGATTTCGCTAGTCCATCTACTAATCAAAGATGATCCACACTTGCAAACGACTTTTGTAGGCTCCCAACTCATGTGTTGCGCTCCTTTAAGCCTCTTCTACCGTGATCTTGTACTTCTTACCCAAGTACTCAGCCTCAATCGTTTTCTTTGTGCTGAGTAAATATCCTTCGTGTGGATGTAGATCAGATCTTACGCGGCCAGTTGTTACTTCGCCGCCTGTGTCGCCTGGTAAACCCATCTTAATCATCTCTGCAATGTAATCGCAGTACGCTACTGGAGAGGGCTTGAAGGGCGCCTGTCCAAAGAATTGTTTTACCAGTGTGTCCATAGTTTGAAATTCATTCATGTTGATCTCCAGTTAACACTGCAACGTCGCAGTACAGTTAGTATAACAAAATATTAAAGCTTTAATCATCATCGTTGGTAAATATTTTCAAGAATGCAATTGTTACCATAAGTATTACAACTGCTCCGATTGCCATAAGAGCAATAATCCACATTACATTGATAAGCATAAACATCCTTTAAAAATCAAATTCCAGTTGCTGACTCTGCACTGGGCTGTTAATCCACCAACTAATCCTCATACGCATTGCTTTGACGTCTGTATGGGTGAACCATGGGTTGTTGCCCTTCTTGTTCGTGTGGTGCTCATACTCGCGCCGCTCCATGGCCTCTACAAAGATCTCTGGATCTATTCCCACCATCACCGCATACGTTCTAAACATAGACTTTTCACCGTAAAAGAAATTAAGCGCATCAACTGCGTGATAGTTCAGATTACACCGGTACCTAAGCTCCTCGCTAGATGGTGTCACGCATATGTCCTCAATAGCCTTTGCAATGACAGCGGCGATTAAGTGCAACTGCTTTTGCAATTGTTCGTCTATGCCGTCTGTAGTGCTCAGCAGGTCAATCACAGCGATTCATTTCCTCTACCAGCTCATTGCAAAGCATACGCGCGTTGTTGTTCCTTATCTTCTCATTAGATCCTTTGACCGTTATCACAACATCATCGCCAACAACTCGAACCCCTTTGATCAAATAACTCCATTCCTTTTGCTGATCAAACATGTCGTACATACAAGATAAGCATGTGGGGCAAAATGCCATGGGCAGTATTCCAAAGTCTCCTACCGCCCCTCCTTCGTCGTCCGTGAACTCGCAAGAGCAGGCCGTGCAAGTGTGAATTAATTCCTCACCCAATTTATTATCATGCACCGTTTATCTCCTTGAGCTCGGCCTCAATAGCCCTGGCAAACTTGGTTTCGTCCAGCGTCAGATCCCAGGTCATGTTGTCCACGCACTTATGCTTAATCTCTTCTATCTTTTGTTCTGTCAATCCTATCCATGCCTTAGCCGTGTAGACCTTAAAGTTATTTTCTTTGGCCAACGTGTACTTAACTGCCTCTTGTTTTATTCTGGATTCCATTTCTATCCTTGTGAACTCTTCGTCTTCTGGTGTCATATCCATCCCAATCCTTTACAACAAGAAAATATAAAAAAAATTAAACCAGTAATTTGGGCATAGTATTTGTTTAAATGGGGTGCTATCCATATAGTCCCAAGTATCGTTAATAATTGAGTGTCTGTCATTACTGCCTCTGTGTTGGTATACGGTTGCGAATAGCCTCTCCAAGCTTCTCGATGTCTACGCATTCATCTGCTAGCTTGGCGCACTCTTCACGCTCAATCATGATCGCCCGCTTGGTCGTCTCAATGGCCACAGTCATGATCTCAGCCTTAGCTAATGCCAGCGCCGCATCAAACTCTTGTTGCGTAAAGAACTTAACCGCGCCGGACGTGCCCAGCAACTGCCTAGCCAGTGGACTCAACTCTTTGTTCTCTGTCATCTTTTTTTTCCTTTGGTTGTGGCCAGTTGGCCTCTTGCGACTCTTTAAACTTCTTTTGATACTCTGGCAACTCTGACGGCGGAACCCATCCCTGGGCTCGCCATTTATCCATTAACGTTTGCTCTTCAGTCATACATCCTCCACAAAAAAAAGGGGCATAGGCCCCAGTTTAAATGATTATTTCTTTGGAGATACGCGAATGTCTGCGCGTGATTCTTTACGGAACTTGTTAAGTGTCTCTTCTGTAATACCGTACTCAACACACAATGCGGCGTAATCAACTGTGCCAGATACTTGTACTAACTTAACTTCTACGCTGTGCAACTCACCTTCGTGCTTGCCTTCACCGTACTTGTTTGCGATGTCAGACTTAAGAGCTTTTACTTTGTCAGCCAATGCTTTAGCTTGTTGGTCGAGAACATATAAGTTGTCGATGTCGTTAGCTAAAGAAACGATTGTTGCTTCTGTTTGGATTGCTGTTGCTACTGTCATGATGATTTCCTTTAAAAATTTAAACCTGCTTTGTTTGCAGTACATTTAGTATAACAAAAAATTAAAGGAATAATCATATGAATTAATTATTTTTCAATTATTTACAACTATTTTGTAGGGACAAACCCTAGTTGGGCGCGATTGAATCGCGCTCATGTACACCTTTGTATTCAATTATTAATCAGCGCGGCAATCCCTCGCTCAATTGTTTTGTCCAGCGCGTCCAACTCGTCCATCTTTGCTATAGCCCAAGCTCGCTTCTCACCGTGCCAACCCATCTTAGCCCCCTGGTGACAGCTCTTACATAGAGCCACTACCGTGTACTGCCTATGCTGTTTGACGTGGTGCGCGTCGCTTGGACCTTCCTGGTCACATACTGAGCAGGGTAAGAGCTTGACCAGCCCTACCCAGGCTTTCTGTTTAGGTGTCAAAGTATTGTTCATACTGAATCTAATCCCAATAAAAAATCTGATGGATCGTATCTATAGACGTTTATCACTCTCTTGCTTGTTTGCTTCCACGTGTTCTTGTGGCTTATGCCAAAGCGTGAAGCTATCTTGAACCAACCCATGGCCTGCCAGAATAAATTGGACTCTAGATCGTCTGCACAGCCTGCACTGAATGCCATAGTGCCTTGCGTCCTGCCGTACTCAACCACGGTGTCTAAAAGCTTTCTACCGCGCAAGAACTTTCTGGCATCTGTTTGCAGGCATATCTGAGCGATCTTGCCCTTCTTGCTGATAGCGTTAGGGATGCCAAAGCTTGCTATACAAAAGCCAACTAAGTCGCCATTACATTCAATAACAAAAAGTTTGTCGTTGCATACGTTGCTCCACCTGTCGCCTGTTTTTATTCCAGTGATAGCAGATTCATACGCCATCTTTGGAATAAACCCAAGGCTATGGTTTTCTTTTTTGGACAAGGAGACAACGTAGGGTAGGTCAGCAAGCACAGCCTGCCGCACTATTCCTAAGTCGTCTATCGCGTTATTCATTACGACACCGCCCTATCCATGACGCGATTGGACGCTTCTAAGGACCGCCAGACCTCAACTCGTGCCTGTGCTGACACCAAACCCCATCTGAGCCCCTCCGCCTTCTCTACAGCCTCTTTGAGCCCGTTTAGCAACTCGACATACTTTGCATCAGAGTAAGCCTCGATCTCTGCCGCGGCGGCTGATTTAGCCCCGTCTAGCATCGCCTGCTTCATCAGCATGGCCTTCAGGCTCTTGCGGTACTCTTCCACATAAGTAACCTCTGCCTTGGCCGCGGCATACTTCTGGCCATGGGTGTAGATGTAATCAACTGCTTCGTTTATTTCTTTACTCATGATTATTCTCTCTCGCCTTCATCATTGCATCTGCCATTTGGTATGCGGCCTTAGCTGTTTGTTCTGGACTAACTCCCTCAAAAACAATCCCTTCCATAGCTAATCCAGCAAACCAGTCCCTCAAGTCCATGCCAGTTTGGTAAGAGGGTTGTTTTTCATTTAGTTTTGGAAATGCTTTCATTGTTGTCCCCTTGCACGAATAGATTCTGCACAGTCATCACCATTAGCATGCGACCAGTTTTCACAAATCTTTGCACACTCCTCACGCTCTGCTTCAGCCCCAAGATCAAATGCATTACCCGCCAAGATAACTGCATTCTCTCCAAGCCCTGCAATCCTAAGTACGTTTAATAATTCTGCTTTAGTCATTTATGCTCCTCTCTTCTTAACCACTCTGCCATTAATAATGCTTCTGCCCGTCCGTTATCCATCTTTCGAGACAGTGGAGCTGTAGGCCACAGCTTCCTTGCCATCTCAAGAGATAAATCTTTATCTGAGCTGAGCCCCATATCCTTCTTCCATGCCTGCGGCGTGACCAACATCCAAGGACAGTTAATCCGCTCCATGATTGCTATCGCCATACCAAAGGCAACTCCAAACTTAAAACTAGATGCAACTCCCTGCGCCGGCATGCTGTGTACAGACTCAATCACGCCGTACATGTCTTGTCGATCAATCGCCATAACAATCTCAGCATGTACGTCACGCGATAGGATATGTTTACCGTTGTTCAACATGTCCCCGCAGGACTGATACTTACCGTGATAGGTCACTATCCCCCACGCTCCGCTAAAGCCTGGATCAATTCCAAGGTACATCTTCATTTCTTACCCTTTAGGTCAAACCAATCACACCGCTGAAGCGTGAACCTCAGTGGCCGTTGATGGATACCCTTCTTATCAACAATCATTGGGCAGGTCTTGTACACCGTGTCGTACTTCTTACACTCGAAACACAACCGCCTGTCGTCTTGTGGATCTTGATCACGCTCCATCATCTTATCGGCCAACTCCCAAGCGTCCGCGTTGCTCAATCCCTCCGCCGTAAACGTGTTACGCCGTCTCTCATGCTTAATCGCCGCAATCTCTAGTTCTTCTTCAGTCATATTCACCTCTTACCCCTACTATAACATTAAATTAAAGCACTTAGACAAAAAAATGGGCGGGGACGGCTCCCACCCTGTCGGACTCCTTGGACTCCCTGAATACCTTTCACCCAAAGACCCCCCTACCCCAGACGGAGTAGAGAGGGAAGGTGCTTCACCGCTCAGTGAGCATCATCATGCTGTGGATTAGCCACACGCCCCTCGGCTTGATGATTCGACCAGCCGCACGGATTATTCGGGAACTGCCCCCTAGTCTTACGACATACCGTGTCGCGGTTTACTTCCACGCAGGCCCACTTGCGCCCCTTACTATCGTGTGGAGTACGGGTACGGCAGAAAGCGAAAAACCCATTGGTGAACGAGCTTTAGGCTTGGTTGCCGCGTAAGAGCCTGCTGTGACAGGACATCCTAGCTTTGACAAAGCCCGCTCACCAATGGGTTTGCGAGTGCGTTTCACAGAACTACGATGGTTTACCAGGCCATCGTTACGTAAATTATAAAGCCTAAGCGGCCTGCTTTGTCAAGAACTCCCTACGAATATCCATAATTTTCTTTTGCACAGCCATCAAACCTTTCTTTTTATGCAAGTCGTTGGCGTCCATACCACACTCATCCGCCATTGTCCAAGGCAAACCAGTACTTATTGCCGATTTTTCTCCAGTCTTGCTCAAGTCGTTATCCGCAAAGATAAACCGATAACCGTTCAACTGGTCAACAACCTGCACCATGTTAGATGCCGAGAAACAAACCACCACCGTGGCGTGTAATCCCATGCTACGAAGCGCTTTGTGAACGGATAGACCTGTGGCATACCCCTCAACAAACCAAAGCTCTGAAGCCCCTCTAGGACCCATACAGAGCACAGCATTTTTAGCCCGCATACCGTGTAGCATTTTCTTTTCGTACTTTCTGGCCTCCTCGTCCCAATAGATCGATTGAAGCCCCTGGAGCTTAGACGTAACCACATTGCGCATAGGAATAAGGAGCCTACCCTCAAGCACCAACGCCTTCATCTCTTTGAAACCTTTGATCTCTAGATAAGGGTGTGATTCCATCTTGGCTGAGCGCAAAATCGTGTCGGCCTTTTGTGCGGCAACCTCATAGGATCTATCTTTGTCAGAGTTAGCCTGCTGACGCTTTACAGCCCACTCACGCTTTTCAGCATCTGACCACGGCTTAGTAGACTCAAACCAGCACACGCGAGCCTCGCCTGCCCAGTTAAATACCCAGCCACGCTCACCGTCGTAAAAGAACGCACCGTTCGTAGACTTAGGCTTATCAACCGTTCCACACCTTCGTATCTTGTCAGAAGGGTAGAGTTGGGAATAATCGATGTCTACGCCGTGTATACGTGCAAAGTCAACGAAGTTCATTCTTGTCCCCTCAAATTCTTTAACATCTCTTGTAATTGCTTCTTGAGATACCTAACCTCTTCTAGTCTAATCTTATCTTTTACACCGCCTATTCTTTCTATTCTGTCTTTGAGTCTGGCTTCACGGTTATAAATTAATGCTTCAAGTGTTGTTGGTTTCATCGTTGTAGTCCCTTTTTCCATGCCATATTCATCTGTGTTATTTTGTTGTGAACGTTACGCGTAATCTCAACATTTTTCTGAGTTGAGAACATCCAGGTCGGCGCCTGCCCCGTAATTCTTTTAAATAAATGCCAAGCCCTTCCCTGTTGATTCTCAGGCTTACTGTGCGCACGGGCATACGTCACAATCTGCGCCCATAAGTGCTCAGCATTGTCTGCAAGTTTCTTTTTATTCTTACCCTCTCCAATGTAGATCTCGCTCATGTGGCCAGGCAAAGCATCTTCCATTGGACGACCAGGGCGCTCGTAACCACACCCCATACATCTCTTTGTAAAGGGTTTGTATCCACACTTAGGACAGCCCTTCAGCTCGTAGTCCTCATCCTTACGAATCTTCTTATCTAACTTCTCACCGTTGTCGAGTTCGGATAGACCGTTAAAGAATATGTCGGTAAAGTCTTCAGCAAAGCGGATAATATTTCCACTGAAATCGAGTAGATAACAATCCTTCTTACCCGTATCAGGCGAACTCCTTAAACCGCGCCCCCACATCTGAATGGCTGTAGACAATGACTTACGCAAAGGTCTAGCATCACACACACAGCCAACGTCAGGCACATCAAATCCCTTTGCCAGCGCTTCTACAGAGATCAACACCTTGAGGTAGCTGTCAGGCTTTCTGTACTCCTCCAGTAGATCCTCGCGCTCTTTAGCCGTCGTGTTAGACGTAAACACAGCGGCCATAACGCCTTGGCTGATAAACGAACTACACAACTCTTCACAGTGCTTAATCGTTGCCCCAAAGACAATCGTCTTGCGGTTCTCAGCAAAGTTTAGCCACTCGCTTACTACATCGCCAATGATTCCCATCTCACGCTCTTCGGCGGCCTTGTCTGTCCACTCACCGCCCCTGGTTGCCGCGCCAGTCATATCAGGTTTAGTACAAGAGAATATCCGCATGGGTACCAGTACACCTGACTCAGTCAGATCGTGCATGGTGGTTGCGTTAATCAGGTTAGTAAAGATCTTACCCAGTCCAGGACTAAACGGTGTAGCAGATAAGCCTATAACCGCCGCCCCACATTCAACCGCGTATTCAGTCCATACCTTGTACTGGGTGTGTGCCTCATCAACGACTAAGACGTCTAGCGCAGGCCAGTACTCACGCTTGGCAATAGTCTGCGCTGAGGCCACCTGAAGGAGCTTATCTGGCAACCTGCGCCAGTGGTTAGCCTGTATAACGCCGTGCTCTTTCAAGCCGTAAGAGTCAGCCACCTCAGAAGTTTGGTTAATAAGAGTAGTACGGTCGCATAAGAACACGGCACGCTTACCCTTTTGTATGGCCTCGTTACAGATGCGTAGACCCAGATAGGTCTTGCCTGCACCTGTAGGCGCCATGATGAGTTGTCGTTTATGGCCGTTCCTGAATCCTTGGCGTAGGGCTTCATGGGCGGACAGTTGGAAAGGTCTGGGTTCGGGGAAGGTTGTTCCATCATTACCCTCACTTGGGGCTAGGACTTCGCTCATTTTTTGTTCCTGTGTATCTTATCTAACTGGGACTGTAGGCTCTTACATAACTTAATACATTCACTCTTCTCGCGCATAATCGCGGCGATCCTGACCTCTTTCTGGGCGACCAGATAGTTTAATCGCTTAATTTCAGCGTGTGCAGTTGCCAGGGCATCGTCAGCCTCAAGGAGCTTGTTTAAAGTATCCAAATCGGCCTGCATAGCCATCTCATTGGCCTTTAACTCTTCCTCACTGGGCTCGTTTCCGTCCAAAATTGAGGGCTTGGGTTCCTCAGACCGCGATTCAATCGCGCTCTCGTTTGCCTTTTTTTCGTAATGCTTTTTGACGTTTTGAGCCTGTTTAGCCTTTTTCTCAGGGCTACGAACAGCGGCCACAAACTTGTCAGACACCTCACACAGCCTGGCAATCTCTTTGTTGCTCTTGTTTTTGTGACGCTCTTTAGACAGCGCATCTAAAACAATCTCTTCTTTCTCTTGTCTGGTACGAGAGCGTCCGTGCTTACCGTTAGCACCGTAAGACAGATCCTCGGCATCCTCACGGGTGCCTGGAATGTAATCTAGCTCAATCGTTGCGTAGCCCAGCTTCTTATACGCAAAGTATCTGTGAAAGCCGTCCCACAGCCAGTAATACTTACCGTCAAATGTTGCTTTAACGATAGGAAACACGTCTCCGCTTTCCATGCAATCCGCATAGTGATCAACTGTTGCCTGATCAAGTGGACGCTTTTGCGTGCCTCCGTCAACTCTCAACTCTTCTAGTTTTATTGTTCTACTCATGTTTACTCCAAAAAAAAGCCCTAGGCGAGACTCTCATCTTGCGATGTTGGCGGACTGGTGGGTACCAGCAGAGTCCCGTCTAGGGCTTACCCAAAAACGCCGCCAAGCGTTAAATAACTATATCACGAAAATATGTCTGGCCTCAAGTCTTTCCTTGTGACCAGCTTTTGCGTAGCCTCCTCAATCTTCAGGCAAAGAGGCGCCGACGCACGCTTGCGCCCACTCATGATGAGTGACAGCCACGTCTGTGAAATGCCAAGGTACTCAGCCATTTCTATCTTCGATCCCCGTGGCTCTGTTGAGAAATATTCCGTCAGAGTCATTGTTTTACCTCGCTGTTGTTAGTAACACGCCTCACATAAAGCAGTGTCTGTCTGTACAAATCAATACGGCGCTAACCCGTACCACGTGCTACCAACACCCTGATTCTACGATAACTTTTTGTTAAATTGCAACAAACGCCCATTGTTTTAATTTTATGTTATAGTTCGTGTGCGGCATGTGCCGTTTTAAGGAGTTTAAAATGAGTTTTTTTGTAGAAGACAAGGGTGGTGAGTTTGAACGTTGCCCACCAGGTATGCACCTAGCTCGTTGCTACCGAATCGTAGATCTTGGTACCCAGAAGAAGGAATTTAAAGGCGTACCCAAGTTGTTACACCAGATCACTATGTACTGGGAAATCCACGGCACCGACGACAACGGTCAGCCTTTGCGCATGAAAGACGGACGTCCATACGGTGCGTTCCAAAACTATACGCTGTCTTGGTCACCCAAGGCCAACTTGCGTAACGACTTACAGTCCTGGCGCGGTAAGCCTTTTACTGAGGAAGAGATGCGTCGCTTTGACCTTAAAACGGTCTTAGGGGCTTGGTGCATGCTTAACCTAATCGACAGCAAGGGCAGTGACGGAAAGACCTACACGAACGTAGACGGCGTCACACCTGTGCCAGCCATGATCAAGAAAGCTGGGCTACCAGAGCCCGTTAACGAGCTTGAGATCTTCCAACTGGATAACCCAGACATGAAGATGTTTGAGACATTCCACGAGAGGCTAAAAGCCAAAATCGCGCAGTCCCCTGAGTGGCAGAGATTGCAAGGTAAAGGCGGCCAAGTTCATCACGTCGAGACTAACTTTAGCGACGACGTAGACTCTGATATTCCCTTCTGAGGAGACACCATGAAATACATAGCACTCTTGGCGGTGGTGCTTGTTGGCTGTTCTACAACTAACAATCCTAACGCGTACCCAACACAACAACTGGTAATTGATACTCACGTCTCAGCAATGAGCAGGCAGGAGGTCATCAACGCCATTCACGATTGTCAAAGTAACGGCATGCGGGCTGTTATGGTCACATCAAAAAAGGTCGTCAGCGGCCACATTACGGATGTGATCAGCGAAGTTACGTGTGCGCCGCGTTATTTTTACTAGGAGAACTCCATGGTTCAGTTCCTAATAGGACTTTTCTTAGGACTTTATGTGGCAACACACAACGTCATGGAGATGGCCAGCAATCTCGATCAAGGCGTACAAGCAATTAAATCAATCAAAATCACATCGGAAAAGTAATGGCAACAATAATCGCAAGATCGGCTGAGTCGGTTCACTGGTACGGCCAAGACGGCTCACCCCAGTACACCGTCAAAGCCAAAGACGGCTCAGACCGTCCTACAACGCTCAGAGACGCACGCAAGTTCAACCTAGTACCTTCGGTCACAACCGTGATGAAAATCATGGCTAAGCCTGGTCTAGAGGTCTGGAAGAACGAGCAGTTGCTCTTGGCGGCGCTTACCCTGCCAAAGCGGCCAGATGAGTCTGAGAAGGACTTTATCGCTCGTATTGTGTTTGACTCAAAGGAGACGGGAAAGCAGGCCGCAGAACGCGGTACACGCATTCACGAATCAATTGAGAAGTGGTACGGCGGTAATAAGAAGGTAGAGCACCCAGAGATAGCCAAGGCGTTTGAGGAGACGGTCTTTAATCACTTTAAGACCCATCCTTTCCAGCCCTGGAAGACTGAGCGATCATTCTCCAGCAATCTAGGCTTTGGCGGTAAGGTAGACATGTACTGTGAACCAGACGAGTCAGCACCCACCGGCATCGTCATAGACGCTAAGACCAAGGACTTTGGGCCAGACGATAAGGTAGAGGGCTACGACGAACACGTCATGCAACTCGCTAGCTATCGCTACGGCCTTAATTTAACTCATGCACGCTGTGCGAATGTGTTTGTCTCTAGGACGCACATAGGGCTCATCAAGGTGGTTGAGTGGTCTGAGGAAGATCTGCTAAAGGGGTGGGAGATGTTTAAGTGTCTCTTACAGTTTTGGAAACTTAAAAATAATTTTGGAGCTTGATATGAAAGAAAGAATTCTTATGGATGTTGCCCGCAATGAATTTGAGTTCATAAAGGGTGCGATTGAACACAAAACAAAAATTTTACTTAACTATTTGGATGAATGTAAGGCTGAAGCCGACAAAGAAGATGGTGGGGCTTTTTCTGCTATTTATCAACCAAGCGCATTCAGTCAAGTGTTAAGAAGGATGGTTGATGAAGAATATAAAAAGAAACCAACACGAGTCGTTTTAAACGAAACCCAGATAAATGCTATGAAACGAAAAGGTATTTGGGACGATCCAGTAAAACGTGAAAATTATCTTAAAAAGCTTGCAGAGATACAAGCACCTAAACGCCGCGGACGTCCACCACTAAAAAGGAGAGCTAAATGAACGTAGAACGTATGAACGAGATCTTTAGGTCTGTACACATGGAAGAGAATCATAACTTCCTAGAGGAAGATCTAAAGCTATTGGCAGATGCTTTTGCCAGAGAAGGCGCCAGGGAAGAGCGTGCAATCTGTGTAAAGGTGGTTACTGACCTCAACCGTGTACTCGGAGAGAAGTTGGCGGAAGTACGCGCTGAGTAACAAAAAGACCCCTACCACGCGGTAGGGGTTAAATGGCCAACTGCAAGGCCATCACGCCGAGGAGACTCTTTCGACGTGACCTGTTAGGGCTACTGCCCAGTAATCGTAGGAGCCATTCTTTGGCGTCTTGCTAACTCTTCTTGTTCATTCTGATTTAATTCACCAGAATGTAGACCAAGTTCTAAAGCTCCAAGTGCTCTAGGTGCTAAATAACCTAGACCTTGTTCGCCTAAAGAAAGTGCACCTTCACCATATTTCTTTTGTGAAAATTTATTGTAAGCATCAGCCATACCTTGGCCAAAGTTGAGTCCAGCAAGAGCCCCAGTCGCAGGGTATTTAATCACTGGCGTATAGTTCTTTGCCAAAGAAGCAAGACCGCTCCATAAAGACGGCTTAGCGGCCTCAGAAACTGCTTGAACAACTGGAGCAATAGGTACATTAGGTGTACCGCCAAATCTTGGAGAAGGACCACGGCCTGCGCCTTGAGGAATAAATAACCCTGCACGGTTAACGTCAGGAGCAAACTCAGGTGCAATTTGTCTAATCTTATCTTCAGCGGCCATAGCCTTAAGCTTCATCTGATGAGCTTCAGCTTTATCTCTTGCATTCATTCCAACGTCAGAGTATCTACCTTGAGTGTCACCAGAGGCTACCCAGTTTTGTGTTTGATAACCGCCGGCAGGATTACCAGTCAACGGTCCTTGCGCTTCTGGCAAAGGCGTACCTGTGGGTGTTGGTGCAGGTTGACTAACGTGTTTGAGTGCGATTGCGGCAACTTCAGATGGAGACTTACCGGCTAAGAAAGCGGCCTTGGCGTCTGGATAAGATGCAATCAGTTGAGCAATATCGTACTTAGAACGCAACAATGCGGCTTTAGTTCCAAGCAAGCCACCTACGCCAGCTCCTCCTGCCGCACCCATAGCCCCAGCAATTGCTCTGGGTACTTCAGTCTGAGGTTGCGGAAAACTATTAATAGGAACGTTTTTAGGCTCTTCAGCATTTGCAACTGCGGGTTGCTCATTAGATTTCTCTTCGTGCTTTGGCTCTTTATAAATTGATTCAGGCAGTTCGCCGTTATCAAAATGCTCAGAGGCGTGAATCAAATAATCACGGAGCACTGGATCTTTTTTAATATGTTCAAGATCGCCAGTCTTTGCAAAATCAGATCCTTCACCATATCGATGTGCCGCGGCAATACGAGCTGGATCACCCTCAAACAAAGGATTCTTTGCATGACGAACAATATTCTTTATTCCAGTTTCAATTGCTAACTGTGGATTTTTGACCATTTCATCATAGTCAACATTATTCGCTTTGGCTGTAGCTTTGTTAACTTGAAACGGACCAAAAGCTGTAGAGTCTTTATCGCTAGCAGGAACATGCTTGAAACCACTTTCAAGATTAGCCAAAGCAACAGCAAACTCAGGATCAATACCTTGAGCCTTTGCCTCTTTAACAATATTGTTAATGATTTCTTTTTGTTCTTTCGATAATTGATCAGCCATAATTTGCCTTAAGGTTTACTTGCTTCTTCAATTAAACTTTTTGCGCTAGTAAAACGAGGTTTAGATCCACTTGTTTTTTGTTCTGTTGCTTTTTGCTCAGCTTTAGGCGCAGTGCCTTTGTACCATCTAGGCGTAGCCTCTAAAGCATTAGACTTAGCAAGTCTTTCAACTTCATCTTGATATTGATTCTCAAGCGTAGGATCGCTCCAAACTTCACGATTTGATACACCGCTGTTGATGCGACGATTATGTCGGTCAATATCGTGACGAGCCTGTAAGCCCATCTGATCTAAGATACCAATAAAGCCAGACTGTGAGTTTGCAAGGCTTGGTGAGGCATTAGAGTTCAAAGTCTGGAACGCATCCGTTGGGTTAACGTTAGATCCACGTAAGTTAACTTCAAGACGTGCAATACCCTTGACCAGCTTATCAACCTTTTCACGTATCTCAGGAGTTGGGTTTTTAATGTTTTGCATTGCCGCAGAAATCATGCCCTCCATGGCATTGTTAACATTACCAGGATTCTTATCCAAGTAAGATCTAAACATGGAGATTAAGTCGCCATTGTTGAATGCAGAAAATACTGGAGTCAAAGATTTATCAGCACCCAATGTTCTAAGGTAAGTTAAATCACCCAACAAGTTGTTTGCAGACTCAGCTTTAGTAGCTGATCTTTGCTCTTGATCTAGACCTTGTGAAGTAAGATTTTTTCCATAGTCTGCAATCGCATGTTGCTTTTCAGAAGTTGTCATTGCTTCCCATTTATCTTGTGGATAATCTTTTGGTCTAGCAAGATTTAGTTTTGTTAAATAGTTCTGAGCTTCTTGAGGCGTATTGGCCGCAACTGTTCCCTTCCACATTGGATCTTCTTTAAGAGTAATGTAGGGATTTTCTGCTATTGCTTTTTGACCTTGAATCTGAGTATTTACATTTGTAGCCTGAGTACCAGAGATAGTGCTACCAGCTTCAAGAGAGCCTTTTACAGCTTGTGCGGCTGATGAGCTTGGATCTAAATTATATATTTCACCGGCTAATTTAGTATCCTTACCACCTGATTCTTGCCACTTTCTAAACAATTGTTGCTGTACATTCCTTTGAGCTAAGTTTGATCCAAAAGCGGCATTCTCGGCTCTCATCTTTGCAACTGTAGGAGCAACTGCACGTTGTAATTCTTGTTGTTCTCCAGCGGCCTCCGCGGCTGAACCTAAAGAAGCGGCAAATCCACCCAACTGTGGTTTAGCAAACCCAGCCGCAATCTTGAACCAATTAGGATTTTTATATCTCTCTTCTAAAGAGTTGATATATTTATTTCTTTCATCCATAAATTGATCAATTTGATTGGCAATTTCTGGATGTTCTTTATCGTAGTAACCTGCTAAATTGATTTTTGATGAATCAATGTTCTCTACGTTTGGCAACGTAGGTAAAGTTAAAGGTGATTTATCAGGCATGTTTTACCCACTTAATTATTTGAGTTATCAGACGAGTTATTAGTGTTATCAGATGTTGGAGAAGGATTATTTACAGGTGTACTATTCAATGGGTTACCAAATTTATCTGTTAAAATTTGATCACCTCCTGCTGGAACTGTAGTATCTATTCCATTTTGTGTTGGTGCCGTAGTATTAAATCCAAGCATGTTGCTTAAACTTGATCCACTACTTCCAAGTATTGATCCCAATCCACTTCCAAGCTGAGCAAGTCCAGCACCACCAGCACCAAGTGCCGCAAGTGTAGACAAAGGTGAAGCATTGAGTGTTGTGCTTGTTGTTGTAGGAACCTGTTGGCCAGACATAAGACCTGCCAGGGTAGACAAAGTTGTGAGCGGATAGTTTTGTCTATTCTGCTCAATTGTCTGTTGTTGACCGCCTAGTGTAGACAACGCATTAATATTTCCCAGTCCTAAGTTTTGATTGGTCTGAGCCAAATTACCTAGCTGAGTGCCTCCCTGAATCAGATTCTGCTGACCCAAAGACGCCTCGTTACCTGCTGTACTACCTAAAGTACCCTCTAGTTGATTCTGCTGTTCAGCGGTCTGTAAAGCCGTGTTGTAACCAGTATTCAGAGCTTGATACTGTTGATTTAAAGCATTTTGATTAGCATTGTTAATCGTTTGTCCAAGGACTTGATTAGCCCTTTGTGATCCAGCCTGACCAGTTGAAACTCCTCCAGCAATAGCCGCCGGCGCTAAGTTTTGCTGAATGTTACGTGAGTTAGCATCCCCTATCTGGTTTACAACCGTATTGATATAGGGGCTCATGTACTGAGCCGCTAACTGTGATGGATCTTGTGTAGCCGACTGTAGGTAGCTAGATCCCGCCTGTAATGGGGAGGGTCCTGATACCGCTTGGTTTAATGCAGTACCGGCCTGGTTAAGTGTTGGCTGATAAGCTGACGTTGCTGATCCAACGTTTTGAAATGCCTGGTTTTGTAGATCGGTTGGGCCAACGAACTGCGCATTCTTTTGCGCGGCTGTGCCAGCTCCAGCAAGATTACTTAAATAATCTGTGTAGTACTGTGGCGCTGTGGTCGCCGTTTGTTGTGTCGATTGAAGCAGATTTGCCATGTTTAACCCTTTGCCATCTTGAGGTAATCAAGAGGAGATTTTGCCTTTGGTGGTATTTTAGACGTTGGTGCTGATCTTTTGTGCTCTCTGAGCTCTTCTCTCATCGCGTCGAGCATCTTTGCGCCAAACTTGTTGTCGCCATGCCCTAACGCAGTTACAAAGGACGATGGAAGGACAACTTCACCGTCCGCTATCTTTGCCGGTACGGGCTCCCCTTCAATCTTCTTGTCATGGGGAACTTGGTGCATAAACTTCATTAAGGCATCGTTACCAGCCTTGCTAGAACCGTCTCCAAGCGCTGATACAGCTTCAGCATCAATTACATAGTCTCCGTTGTGGAGCATCGCTGGAATGTCGTCTGATTGGCCTGTACCCCTACCGCCTGCGTAGTATCCAGTCACACCGGTTATAAACTCAGGATGATGCCCCTCTGGAGCCGCTTCGTGGTACTTGGATAGTCCACCCTTAGCCTTGTGAATTAATCCGCTCAAAGGACCTTGAGCCAAAGATGTGAGAGGATTTATCTTAACGCCTGCCGTGTTAGATCCTTTAGACGTCATTAGAGTTGGATCGTAAGTCTTTGCAAACGTAGGCGTAAAGCTCTGTTGCATGGTCTTCCAATCAATAGCCTTTACATCTGGATTGTCCCAGACACTAGAACCGCCTTGATCAAAGTGCTTGGGCTTGATGTGTCTTTGTAAAACTTCCATCAACTCAGGCACCATCTTACTCATGTCAATTGAACCGCCCTGGGCAACCGCTACTTGCTCAACACCGTTTTCACCGGCCGTATTCTTAGACTTTAGTTCGGTCTGTGCATTTGGATCTAAAGAACTTAAACCCAATTTAGACATGCCCAAATTACCCAAAGTAAGGTCAGGCAAATCAGTTTGGGCTGACAAAGAGTTTGTTGCAGGCTTGGCCAAAGGTGCATTAGATCTACCCATGCTTGACCCACCAGAACCCGTTAGCTCACCAACAACAGGGCTTGCCAGCTTAGCAAAGTTTACTGTAGGCAGTCCTGATACGCCGGTATAGTCTTTAATCGCAGAATTAGCATCACCGCTCAAAGTATTGAGGTCGCTGTTGATACCGCCTGCAAGCATGTTTTGACCGCTCAGACCTGATTTAATTGCACCAGAGGCAAAGTTTCCAGCCAAATTAGTTCCAGCCACATCTGATATGCCAGAGCTCAGTGGACCAAGTGCCGCACCTATCGCCGCGCTCTCAGCAATCTTTGTAGGATCTTGGCCTTGCGCAATCGCTATTGCAGGATTAATAAGCGGCAACAACTCAGGCTGTCCAAGCGCAATCGCTGTTGCGTCTGCTATAGCGGTCCAAGGATTTCTTTCAATACCTTTTACCGTATTGTTCAGGAAATTACCGGCATCTTTAACTGCGCCAGTTATGTCGTTTGCAACTGAGGATACTGCTCCCATTTATTTCACCTTATATGTTAACCATCCAGTTGAACTGGGGCTGGTCAGAATGCTCTACATTCAATCCAATCATATGCAACATTTGCAATATACCTGGGTTGTCTGCTTTTCCATACAAACGTCTTACAGGTGTTTTCTTAATCGTGTCGAGAAAAGCCACTAACGCTTTACGCAGTGCTATCGGATTGTCTTGGGTGTACAGATGACACTCAGCCGCGCCTTGTCCCATATGAATCAACAACAAAAGACTATTACCGTGTTGCATCACGTTGCCCTTTGCCGAAGCAACCTGCTCTGATACATAGGCTAAGACATGTTGGGGATCAACATGATGTTGCAGAGCATCTGCTGTGATAATTTCTGAAGGTGTCATTGTGGATCCAAACTCATTATTCCGACTAACTGTGCCGCCCATTCCTGCCAAGTGGTAAAACCTCTGTGGTCAGGAATAGCAGATTGAACAAAATACCCGATGCCGTTCATCCCGTCTACCCAGTCTCTCCATTTTTCTTCTGGAACGTTTCCAAGTTGATTGGGAGCAAACTGTTCTTCCATGAGACGACAGTAGTAGTCCCATGTTAAATTGCGAGGGTCGTAAGTTACGGCCATTATGAAGGGTTCGCAGTACTACGAGTATCACCAACATCCAGGCTACACAATACTTTACCCATGAAATAATTACCGCCGACAACGTTAGACGTAAACCGCAAACGCAATTCACGACGCTGTTCACGCATATCTACTTTGAGAGTCGTTGGGTCAAAAGGATAAGGCGCAGAGGTTATGTCTGTATCGTCCGCGTAGCCCTTACCAAGTACCGTGACCGTCATAGTTCCAGATTGAACAAAGTCAGGCTCAACCCTCTCACAACGAGTCCAAACGTTATCTCCAGGCTGTTGAGTAGAACCTACCAGACCTGCATATGTTCCTAAAGACGGTGTCTCAATATATGAATTAATCGCGTCAACCTGGTTCGTGTAGACTTGGTCTGTACCAGTCTCGTGTTGCCAAAGCGTGTATTTGCCTGCGCTGTTTGGCGCGTATCCACCCATTACTGGATAATGGAAAACCTCAGTGTATGTGCCTGCTGAGCGCTGGGCTCCAACTGCTTGGCCTGCGTCGTACCAAGTCTTCTCACGCACGTTGTAAATGATTGCATCTGTACACTCTGTCGCGTTACCGCGTGGATAGAACCACCAGATCTCACCCCAACGAGTCACTTTTGTACACCAGACCTTTTGACGCTGTTGGTAGTTAAGGTTGTCAAAGAACCAGTTTTGATTCTGACTGTTGGGTATCTCTTGTACAACACCGTTATACATGAGGAATCGATCAACACCTATCCAGTAAAACAATCCGTCATACTCAATTACTGAGGACGAAGACAAGATTGAACTCTGACTCGTAATCAAGTCATACTTCCAGTAGTAATTAACACCACCTACCGTTGACGGTGTGTAGCTGACGCGGATAACTGAGTCTAAAGACCAGAACAGTCCAGCAGGCGATGTTGTACCGCCCCTGAGAGGTAGACCCTTAACGATCTTACCTGTAGACACGTTGTTGGCGTTTGAGTCTGCGCTTGTCCAGTTGTTAAAGTCGGACGCCGCACAGTTCTGAATAAGGCCGTTGTTACCGTAAACAAATAGATACGGGTGAAGCATAACAACTCCGCCAGATACGGAAATGTTGTTATCAAATGTCAGCGTAACCGTACCAGAGGCCGTAGCATTAGCGCTCATAACAACTGTCCATACGCTAGCTACTTGAGCAACAAAAGTCAGTCCAGCCGTTGTGCCTGCTGTAGTCGTAATCGCTGATCCACCGGATGTTGTGGACAATGTGAATGTTGTCGATCCGTTAGTCGCAATGATGTAGTAAGTGCCTGCTGATATACCTGTAGCTGTACCCGTCAGTACGCCAGTCACAATGACTTGCTGGCCTGAAATAAGAGTCGTTGAGCTACATGAAAACTGTCCAGCCGTACCCGTCACCGCAACGTTTGCCAGAGTAAAGTTATTACTAACCAGGTTAGATGAGACTATGGTTGTGTTGGACGGTACGCCAGTTCCTGATATAGAGACACCTGGTCCCATAGCATAATTGGTCGTTGTGAATGTAACGTTAGGAGATCCATTTGTTGTTGTACCAGTTGCTGTAAACACGCCAACTGGGTTTAATGCTGTACTGGTAAAGTTACCAAACAAAGGACGAGTATTGACCGTGCTATCAATTGCGGACAGATTCTGCCCTGGATGAGCAACTAACTTATTCTGATTGCCACCGGTTGAGTCATATCCAATCTCAAACTGCCAAAGATTGTTAGCATTTGGTTGAAAATAAGACAGTGAGGGAGCAACGTTATTACCGTAATAAGTTACAGATGTGAACTGACCTTGGAACGGTGTCACTGGGTTAAACGTTAGACCTGTTGTTGTTCCAGCGGTTGTTACTAAAGCCGTACCGCCTGCGGTTGCTGACAATGTGAACGTTGTTGTACCGCCTGTAATAACGTAATACGTACCAGGCTGTATGCCGGTTGCTGTACCTGTCAAAGTACCTGTCACACTGATGGATTGACCTGCGACTAAAGTGATTGTGCTTGCACAAGAAAATTGTCCAGCAGTTCCTGTAACCGCTACAGTAGATAAAGCATTACCGCCTATATCTGAATTTGCAAAACTAAACGTATCACCGTAACCGTAGTTAATACCGGTTGCAGTATTGGTCAAAGTCGTTATAGCATTACCAGAAACAACTACCGTATAAGTTGCTCCGCTTCCGTTGCCACTAGATGTGACCGGCGTAACCCCAGTGTACGTACCATTGACGTAGCCTATACCAGCGTACTTGATGGATTGAGTTGTGATACTACCAACTGGATAGAGTTGTGTAGGTCCTGAACCAATACCAGATACGTTATCAGTTACCCACTGCTCTAAGCCGTTGTTATAGCCAGAGACAATGTAGTTTAGGCCGTTGAGTGAGCTCATGTACATGCCACGAGATATGCCCGTAGCATTTAAGAAGATGCCGTTGTAGCCACCAATCTTTTTGGGTAGTCCGTTTTGAAAGCGTACCCACTGCCCATCTACATAAGTAGGCGAAGCAAACTGAGTACCGTCCCTTTGGATACCAGGCTTGATCTGTAGGGCAACAACCTTGGCTGTCATTAGAACGCCCCTCCGGCAATTCCTACTGGAACTAAGAGTCCTGTTGTTGTCAGCGTCATACCGTTAGATCCCGAAACTGCAAATCCAAGTTGTCCACTGGCCACTAAGTAAACACCAGTTGTACCGTCACTTGAGAAGCTCACTGAAGGAGCTCCAGCAGATCCGTTACCTAGCGTCAAGGCTGTAATCGTGGACGAAGTAGAGGTCTGTGAGTTGTACACGTTTGTACCGTCGCAGATCACAATAATCGTTTGTCCTTGACCTAAAGACAGTGTCGCACCGCCTGATACCGCGGTTTTAAAGGTCAAAGAATAAGATCCAGTCGTACTGTTCTTAAGCGCATAAAGGTTAACCGTAGAAGGCAGAACAATCGTTGCGTTAGATGTCAGTGTGCCGACATAGGTTTGAATTGCGTTTGCCGCTTGTGACGTTGTTAAAGTCGTTGTACCGCCTGTCGTATTAACAAACAAGTTTGTATATACAAAGGTATTTGAACGACCATAAGCAAACGTGCTGTATCCGTTAGAGCCGTTAGAAACTAAAACAATAGATTCTGTAAGCTGGAGTTGTTGCTGTGAGTTGCCGTCGATCGTATCTGAGCTAGATCCGTTTGGAGCTATTGTTAAGATACCTGTTCCGCTGTTACGAACAATCACAAACCAGTCATTACCAACTACGGATGATGTAGGCAGTGTAAGGGTACCAGCTCCGCCGTTCCATACGTAAAAGGACGCACGATCTGACGGTAGGAACGTATAAGCGCTACTGACCGTTGTGAGAGGATAGGACTCGTTTAGAGTACTACCAATGGCGAGCAGGCCGTATCCAGCCAGTGTAGAAGCGTTAGCCTGAGACACCCCAGTACCAAAGACAACGACTGACCAAGTACCGTTAACCGTTGTGTTATCTGTCAAATAAATAAAATCAGCAACCCCAGAGGCGATGCTAGATATTGTGTTACCGCTGTTATCAGTCACCACAAACGCGATTGAACCAACGTTTCTAACCAATACAGCTTGGCCAGTAGATACCTGGGTTGCAGGTGGCATCTGTAATTGCAGGGCTGAAGTTGTAATCGTGGTTGAGCTTACGGTCTGTGAAATGTTGACCGTATAGTTACCAGTACCACCGCTACCAGTTCCAAAAGCCGTTACCGTTGTTCCAGATGTAATACCAGTTCCTGTGATTACAGAACCAACTGCAATTGCACCAGAGGCTACAGCGCTGATTGTCAAAGTTGTACCGCTGATAGATCCTGTAAATGATCCACCGCCTAGAGTTGCAGTAACCTCAATAATTCCAGCAACAACGCTAGATGTATTACCGTTGATTGGCCACTGTAGTTGGGTTGTAGAACTAAGGGTCAGTGATTCGTAACCAATCGGCGATTGATTAACGGTTTGACCCGTGTAGGGATTAATGTATGTTGTCATGATTAAGAGTCCACAGCTATAGCTTGACGATCCCCGACACGAGAAACATCCTCGGTCTTCAAGGCGGTAATGGCTTCAGTGTACTTTTGCTGGAACACTGCACGGTTGTCATTCTTTAAGAACAGCATAGCCTGCAAGAGCGTACCGTACAGCATCGCATTAGGCGCGTACTGTGTCAGCCAGTTTGTTTGGTTTGTTGAGCTCAAAGGAGCTATACGCTCATAGAACAGTACTTCAAAGTTATAAGCCTGGTCTGGCGTAGGAGCTATGTACCAGTGCTCATAATCGCTGTCAGCGTAATAAACCGGTGTAGCCGTCTGCGAAGCATTAGGCCAGTAATTCTGTAAGTACTCTAATTTACGCAACAACACCGGCTGAGTCTGGCTAGTTGTTGGGTTAGTCAGGGTCATTGAAACTGTTTTCCTCCAGCGGGCAGGCTTTTGGATAGTCGGTGTACCTGCGGCCATAGTCGCCGTTACCACCTGTAATTGTCCCAAGGTTTTGATTTCCTGAGCTATTTCAAATTCTGCAAGAGTAATAAAAGTAGGAATGGCGGCAATCGTGGCTGGATCACTACGTTCCAAATAAGAGAGCACCATAGACGTCAAACTGTTGTACGTCATTACCCATGATGGAATTGTCGTTGCCATGTGCGCCCTTTATAGTTAGTCTATTGTCCCACTACCCGCCTAATACTTCAAGGGAATGTTTGGTTAGAGCGATTCTTTCATCGAGTCCAAATGTTCCGCCGTTGATGCGCTTAGTTAGATTCAGCCAGTCTTCAGCCTCAGCCAGTTGGTTGCATCCATGCGTAGCCCAAAACCATCCACCACTCATAGCGGCATACATAGGTGTTTTAACCAAGTCTGGGTTCTTCACAAAATCCTGACCAAGAGCTTGTCCACAGTGCCAGTAGTTATCGTGAAAGGTAAGCTGAATTGTCCCTCTTCCTCGGTACAAGTACCCGTCCCCACTTGCTTCATTCCTGTTTCCTCCTCGATTGGCGTAAATTCTGTTGGCAATCTTTTGAGGTTGATGGGCAAAAAGGGCATACTCTTCTGGCTTAAAGTGAGTATGGAACAGGGTTTGAAGGGTTTCAGCTCTATAGTTGAGATTCTCTTCCAATGTACGGAAGTGGTTGCACTCGTGTGAAAGCTGTCCGATAAAGGCGGCCTGCTCTTTGACGGTAAAAATGCTGAACTTTTGGATGGTAGCATTGAGTGGCTCTACCCATTCTGGCCCAATCTGCAGGGCATGAAGTTTCTCTGCACTGATCATTTGACCCCCTTGTTAACTATTTCCCTGACGCTGTTGTACTGGGCGATACAAGCGTTGAGGTCTTTGATGGCTGAGTCCCCGTCTGAGGTGATGGCGACAATATCTTTAATAGCCTGTCTGTCAGATTCGCTTCCCTTGTTTCCATCTCCAGCGGGGGCACTTGGATTGGCTTGTACGGCACAACTGGTCGGGAGGCGCAACTCGCCAGAGTCAACACGAGCATCAATACTAGACTGCTTGGTTTTAATATCATCTTTGGCCTTCCTTAAAGCTGTTGTCGCAATCGCGATCTTCTGGTTTAACTCGGCTTCTTTGGCGCGAGCTTCGCCATTAAGTCGGATAATTTCTGCTTGATCTTCGTCCACACGTTGTTGATAGCCTGCATGATGTCCATAAAAGTACACTCCTATAAAAGTTGAAATAACACCAATAATTAACCACGGATTAAACATTTCCAGCCCTCGCCTGCGCCATGCGCTCACGCTCGTGGTCAGCCTCTAGTGTAGGCGGACTCATCGGTGGAGGTGGAGGCGTCCAATTAGCAGGCGCTACAGTGATATTTTGAATAGGTGGGGGTGGAGGTGCCACGTAAGCATCCTTACCCGCCTTGATGTTGTTCATCATGGCTGTGGCCTCGTTAGTCAGCCCCTTAGTCAAAATACCGCCTATACCGCCCACAATCAGCAGAACGATGTCATTAAGCATCTTGGTGTACGCCTGGTCAATTGGCGCCATTTGCTTGATCGGCTGGGTTACAAAAGTAACTGAATAGAGAAGCGCAAAGGTGATGAACGCAAATATAAGCGTCACCATGATAACGACAAACGCCCGTACTCGGACGTCTATCTCATCGGCAGTTAGTCGAGGCTGGTCCTGCTTGTTGGACAGGAGGGCTAACAATAGTTCCTTCAATTTTCTTCTCCAAGACGGGTGAAATTAAATATTCTGGGCATGTCTGATCAAACTCACAACGCGGTTTTTGGCACTGTGCGGCACTAAAGTTATCAGGGTTCTGACAAAAGTATCTATACTGATCTCCGCACCCCGCTAACAATAAAATCAATAAAGCGCATACTCTCATTCTTCCCTCTTTTCTTTTTGACGCTCAAGTTCTTTCTTTAACTTCTCTATTCTCTTTAAATCATTAGCAATCAAAATTCTTTCTTGATGTATATCCATGTACAAAAACCCAAGAATCGGCAACACCAGGACAATAAGAAGCGCTAGGATGATGATGGTAATTACATACCCCCATGTGTCACTCGATTTATTGCCCACATCAGTCCTGCCAAATATATTGCTACAAAGATTACCATTACTGTGCAAGCACTCAAAAACCAAGCCCTATCCGCCGCTTCCCTTGCCTCCGCTTCTCGTTGCGCCCTCTTTCTGACTTCCGCTTTCCTGGCTAACTCTTGTTTAACTTTGACCGTTCCAATCATCTGATTGACGCGGGAATATAAATCCTTTAACTCCGGCGGCACATGATAGATCATGTAATCCGTCAAATCCTGCCCCATCTGCTCTAGCTGTGTTTTAGCTATTACCAAGCGGATAGACCTCTCATACGTGTCCCCATCTGGGTCAAAAATCTTCTCAATCTTCTCTTCTTCTACCCTTATCGCCTCTGCACAATCTCTGAAATTTTTAAAGAATATTACCAGTTGATCACCAATCTCTGCGTATATTGCCTTCTCGTCAAACTTTACTTTTTCTTTTTTCTTAGGCGCTTCGACTTTCTGATTTCCCTGATCTGGAGTTGGTTGCGCAAATAGCTTTCCAATCCATCCCCATATTCCCTTAACCTCTTTTGCAATCTGTTTAACTTCTCCGATAGTCTTGTTGACATCTTTTACAAGCGCCTTGCCTTCGTTGTACATCGCGCACAACTCTTTAACCCCCGTGAAGGCGGCATTTGCGGCTTGGAATAAAAGCAAGAACTCAATGTTAGAAACCTATAAACTTGTGCAGGAGCTGGGCGGCAACTCCAGGACCCAAAAGAACGCAGGCCATGAGAATATAAAGCATAGTCTCAATTCGCTTCATTCTTTTGGAACCATCATCAAAACGCGATTGAATCGCGGTGTACCGCTGTGCACAAACAGCCTCATGGACTGCAAGCTTCTTGTCGGTTTCTGTGGCTAATTCGTGCACGCCGTCCATGATTAGCTCGCTAGAGTTTCTGTGGGGGGCGATTGAATCGCGTTTTCTGGCTGATTTCTGGCTTCAGTTTGAATTCCTTCGATCAATTGAAATACTTCTTGGTAAGGACGGCTTCCCAAGTAAGACAAAAGTCCGTTTATTAGATTTGTAGAAATTTGCAGTTTTTCCATTTTTTTCTCCTTTCCGCTAAGATTGGGTAGCGGATTGACCCATTTTATTATGTCGAAACAGAAAAATTGATATTGTTTGCGCCAACAGCAATATACCGTTGAGATGTATTAGCACTGCACGCAATTGCTAAGAAAGAATTAACTTGGCTTGTGACTAACAAAGTATAAGTCCATGTTGTGCCATTTGTAGACTTAAAATAACCCTGGTCAGCGCTTCCATTTTGTGCCGCTGAAATCATTAATCCTGCGGCATTAATAGCAAGACAACTAGATCCTTTACCGCCTAGATTTACGCCGTATGTACCACTGGCCAAAGACGGAACAGCCCAAGTAGATCCAGTTGAATTTGATAATGAATAGTAAGAAGGTCCATACGAACCAATCGCTACAAACTGATTTAATTTAGCGTTCCAAACTACTCCAGCCATAATAACGCCAGATGTTGCAGGTGGTACGCCCATTGATCCGCCAGTAAAGCTCGTACCGTTTGAAGACGATATAAAAATCGGCGTCTGAGCGCTTGGGCCAATGTTAAAGTACGCACCTACGCCTGACCAATATCCTGCTGGATTTACAGTTAATGCATATAGTGTCGGGCTACTACCTGTACCGCTTATGGTTACTGGAGAAGTCCAGGTAGTTCCATTAGAAGAGTAAACCGTCGCAATCAGCGAAGAGTACTGTCCCGCAACAACTGTAAGACCTGAAGAATTTACAGCCACACAACTAATAAAGAAGTTAGATATTGTGGCCTGTAAAGTAGCCGTTCCGCCGGTTGTTATCGTGTAAATAACGCCGTTGTTATTACCGTCTTGCCCTACAGCAATAAATACTCCCAGGGTTTGATTCCATGCTACAGATGATAAGAACGGTATTTTGGTACTTGAGTTCAGTAATGTAGTTGGCGCACCCCAGGTTGTACCATTTGACGATAACCAAAAGGCCGCATTGTTGTTTGTGGGTCCACTGGTATAGTAACCGCCTACGACGCAATATACCCCGCCAGAACTGCAATCTACGCCGTAAGTAACACCGTTAGCGTATAAAGAGGTTGGTGTAGTAAATCCTAAGAAGGCTGAGGCACTATGAAAGCTATTCATATTGATGGCACCAGAGGTAGCTACACCGCTGTTATTGGACGTGTTGGGTACGTATCCACCGCCTCGGTAATAAGTCTTAAGTCCAATAGGCGTAGAACCACCAAACTCAGTATTTACGGCTGAGAGGGATATTGCGCCAGAACTGGGTAGCGTCATGCTGGTGTACCTGATGCAGTTACGTTAGCAAGGGCTATGAAATTACCGCTAGAGTCTAAAGAGGCCACTACAGTACCGTTATAGCTAAATTCTAGGACTGTGGCTGTACCGCCGGTTTGTACCGTCCAGCCTCCTGAATTAGATATTTTTGTGGCACTTGTTGCGGTTGTTGCGCTTATTGCAGTACCCGCGGTTGCGGCGTTTAGGTTGGCCACTTGGGTTGTGCTTGAGACAACAAAAGGAGGCGTTCCTGTGGATACGGTTGAGGTAATTTGACTGAATGTACCGCTTGTTGCTGACTTAGTAGCCAAGACTTGAACCGTACCTGAGTTATCCTTGTAGAACAATTTACCATCGGCATAGTTAATTGCTAACTCACAGCCAGAGGATGAGCTAGTCAAATTGGCCGCGATTGGAGTATTTGTTGACGTACCACTTCCGTATATCAGCAAAGGAGTGTATCCGGATTGGCTCATGGTAATGTCTCCATAAATGTTGTTAGTGCTGATCCAGTAATAGGATTACCTTCAGCATCGTTTAAGACTACTCCGTTTTGGATGTCTTTTTTAAATTGTTGGTAGTCTGTGTTGTCTGTATGCAATGGAATTTGCGCTCCATCAGAATCACGCCATACAAATTTTTGTAATTTATTTTGATCTAATAATTTGTACATTTATAGCTCCGCATTTGAGGCGTAATGAATAATAAGACTGTATCCATCGGTTGTTGCATTTGAAAGAGAATTGTTATATATACTAAAACCAAAAGAAGAAGTAACATTAACTACGGCTGTACTAGCACCTAAATCTGTACCTGACCAACCTTTACTTGCAACACCAGTAGTACTTGATGAATAGCTGTATGTAACAACTGATGGAGCTTGAGATCTTTTATTTACTCTATAAAAAATATGCCCAACAGTTTGAGAGTTAGACCCACCTGAAGAACCAATATAATTTTGTGAACCATTACCTATACTTATATTAACATAGTTTGGGCAAGCGTTTGTAGGTACTGCATATCCAGGATAATATGATGTTTCATAGTATCTTTGGCACAACTGTATTTCAATACCATAAGGACGATAATCAAAAGATGTTGCTTGGGTTCCTACTTCTAGTTGAACGCCTGTAATGTAGAAGGTTGCTCCGTTTGTACCAACTACGGATGTTGCTCCTGTAGCTGAACGGTAAAGTGTCGAACCCCAAGAACCCGCAGACCCACTAACAGAAGAACCAACACCCAATCCAAATAGCAATAAAAGTCCTTGACCACTATTAGTTAACCAAGTTCCTGTTGTATCTCCAGGGATAGTTATGCTAACTGTTGTCCAAGTGTTTGCGGATGGTACAGAATAACTAAAAACATAACAACGATTTGCCGCCGCATTTAAAATTGAACCGCCAAAAGTACCTGTTAATGAACTATAAACTTGAAACGATAAAGTTACAGTTTTAGCATTTGCAGTACCCCACCCAAAATCTGCTACGTTATAACCTTCAATAAATTGACAGATATTAAAATAATCTGTACTTGAAACAGAGTATGCAGATGAAGATGTAATCCCCAAATAGTTTGCAAACCCTGATGGAGGTGTTACGCTTCCTTGGTTTTGTTGTGCTGTTAGCTTAGAAGATTGAGATACATTAAAACGAAATCTATCTACTGGAAAAACAACATCATTTCCAGTAACACTACCACCATTATTCCTTTGGTCAATAACCATCGCACCATTAATAATACGGTTCTTAAAGCCATAGTACTGCGCTGTCGTTTGGAGCATTCCGCTCTGGACTTGGGTCAACATATTACACCTTTGCTTGTGATGCTACTTGAGCTTGATAGGCAGAGATTACATCCGAAGTCCAGACTGCATTGCATATAGCCTTTACCTTGGCATCCTGAGTGC